CTACATTGATTGCTTTAAAAGCTCGTTTATTATGATATTAAAATTAATTTTTATTACATCACCATACTCCACGCTATCCAATACTCTAGATAACATTGTCTTCTTAGAATCCCAATCGGCATTTCTATATTTTTCTTCCCAATTACAAAGTTCAGATTTAATTTTAATAGTCTTTTTATTTTCATTCTCTAGGTCTGCAATTTTTTCATTACATTCATCTAGTCTTCTCTGATACTCTTTTAACTCCTCCTCTTTATTGTTGATCTGTTCCTCAACATATTCTTCTGATAATTTACTTTCACCCATAGCAATTTTTATTATCAATTTTTTTACAGCCTCTAGCTGCTGTTTTGTTTCATCTATCTCTTTGATGATGTTTTTTCTAACTATCAATTCATTTTCTATTTTCAACTTTTTTGATTCATTGACTGCTTCTTCTAATCCATTGAGTTCAATTAATTTCATTGTTTCTATAATTACTTCCTCAGTTTCGTAGTCATATTTTTTTGCCCCGAAGTAACATTTTGGATGTGTCTCTCTATGATTAGTTCCTTCTCGGCAAATATATCTCCAATAAGTATAGCTGCTTTTTTCTCCATTCTTCTTTATTTTTGTTTTTGTTGAAGAATCCACAAATAGCCTTGAACCACAATACCCACACTTTGCTAAACCATTTAAAAGCAAATACTTGCTAGGTGCAACAACTTTATATTCAGATTCATCTTTTTGAATTTTTCTAGAATCAATAATATTTTGCACTTCATCAAAAATCTCATCAGAAATAATTACTAAATCATCTCTCTTAGGTTTTAGCTTAATCTTTTCAACAGGCTTTAGCTTATTATTGCTATACGTGGTTCCGTATCGTTGCTCGCCCTTGTAAATAGGATTACGCAAAATCCGTCTAACAACATTGTTTCTCCATTTGACACCGCTTTGAGAAGGTATACCGCATTCGTTTAAATAATTCGTAATTCTATCCGCTCCATACCCTTTTTCTAACACAAGGAGAAACATAAGCTTAACTATTCTAGATTGCTCTTCATTTATTCTGATATTTTTCATCGTTTTTTCATGTTTGAGATGTTTTTGATTGGTATCATAAACCTCATAACCATAAGGAACTCTTGCTCCTGTCCACTTCCCTTCCTCATTCATTTGCTTAATTGCCTCTGTAACCCTTGTTGATGTTTTCTTACTCTCACCTTCGGCAACCCAAAATCTAAGAAAACTCACTAAGCTATCTTCATGTCTCTCATCTTTATTTAGCACTCCATCTACAACTGACCAAACTTCGATTCCATTTTTCTTTAAATATTCCAACATAAAAGGAATTTCAAATTTATTCCTACCTAGCCTATCGTCTTTCCAAACTAATAAAATATCATACTCTTTATTCTCAGCTCCTTTTTTTATTAATTGAATCTTGTCACGTTCTGATACGCTTTTTTTGTACCCAGAAACCCCTAATTCACTAAGTTCTTTTTCAAGTACCCAGTTCGACTTACTTTGCATAAACTGATGTACTGCCTTTCTTTGCATGGGAATATCTTCTTCGGTAACTTGACGATCAGTTGACACCCTATATAGTGCCCATACTCTTTTCTTCATTTTAATTAGACCTCCTCAGCCTTATTATATTAATTATAAAATAAAAATATGAATATAAAAAGCCTTGAAGTATAAGTTCAAGGCTAAAAATTTACGCATTTATATAGAATCTTCTTAGTGAGTCCGTAGCAATCTTATTTTTACTTTTACAATTAGTAAAAGAAAGCATTACATGGAATCCTCTTTTGTTTTTTTTACATTCAGCCTGTGCTGTGCCATCAGTGTTGTATGTGATTATATATTTATCCTCTTTTATATTGATAATATTCGTTAGCTATCTCTCCTTCTTAAGTCTTGAAAATTTAATGCAGTTTTTACCCTCATCAATTTCTTCTTGTATTCGACCTTCTTTTGCTTTCTTTAAAATTGAACAGTTTCGCTTATACCTTGCACATGTCTTACATTTGTTTTCAAATTCAATTAACTCTTTTTCGTTATCAAAAATTCCTATATAATCAACTTCACTTATTTCAATTTCAACTCTTGGATTTTTCTTATCGTAATATATTCGATTTGCTCTAGTAAGGATAAAATTATCATCTATGTATGTAATTCCATTTAAAGCATCACTCATGCATTTAGGGTAATTCTGTTCGTCCATATCAATACGTGGGAAGTAATAAACACAGTCCATGTAATAATGCCTATTTCTCGTCTTCTCGATATCCCATCCTTGCTCTTTTACTTGTTTCATGGCGTATTTTGAAAACATTTCTTTATAATCTCTTGCTTCTTTTGTGAGATATGGGACTACAATATATACTGTCCTGCCTTTCTTCTTTTTGGGGACTGCTCTATATCCCAGATAGTGGTTTACTGATGGTGGCATTGGCGATGTAAGTCTAAATTTCTTTTTATTCAATAAGACCATCCCATATTTTTATTTTTTATTTTATATGTATTAATTAAACTTTCTTATTGCAGCTTTTATTTCTTCTGGAAGCGCTGGTCTTCCCATTTCATTCAAAAACAAATCCTCTTCATATCCATGTTCATAGATCCCGACTAAATCCTGAATGACATCCATTTTACTTTTGGCTATTATTCGATCTTGTTCGCTTAAATTTCTGTTGCAATATTTTGTGATTAAATAATTATAATAATTAGAGACACTTGCGTTATTTATATTCATCTTATTCCCCCAATTTTTATGTCATTCATAGCCATGATATCTTCCCTTTAAATCTCTGTGCAGGTTATATAGAGAAGCTGTGCTGCTTAATCCTACATAACTTTTATGTGCGCTTTTCTTGCTTGGATGTCTGTCTAAATATCCTTTTTCTTTTGCTTCTTCAATAGTGCATTTAGTAACTATGTATACAATTTCGTTATCACATGTTGTTGGGTAATAATACCTTTTCTTTTCTGCTTTCAAATGTTTTCTCTTTTCTCCTTTTTTATTTTGGTAGTTCCATTTTTAGCTGTCCATCTTTATCAAGAGTCCCAAAAACTACACCTAAGCGATTACTGGTATATTTAATCAAGCAATAATCGGAACAAATTATACCTTCATCAGTGAAATACACACTGTTTCCTTCATAGCATTCTTCATTACAACTGGGAAGTAAGCATCGCCCCACTAATTCATTTTCATCTTTAAAATTAAATCTATCCAATTAATCACCACTTATATATTTTTAATTAATTAATACCTTTGAAATAGTGCTGTCTACAAACTGACTTATATGTATCATTGCCACCTACTTCTATTTGCTCTCCAGTATAAATGGGCTTACCATCTATAAATTTTAAAATATGTGTTGCTTTCTTTTTACAGAAATAGCATGTTGTTTTTATCTCTTCAATTTTGTCCGCATGAGCCAGTAAATAATAGCTGCCTTCAAATAGTTCACCTCTAAAATCCTTTAGTAGTCCATAACAAATAACATCAATGTTTAATTCATCCACCACTTTTACAAGTTCCATGATTGTTTCTTTTTTAAAGAAGGAAACTTCATCTACCAAAACATAATCAGGATGCATCTCTTCAATTAATTTATATACCCTAACAGATTCATCAATCGAAATAGCGTCTCTCTGGATACCTACTCGTGAGGTAACTTTTCCTACACCATACCTATTATCAATTGATGAAGTTAAAATTAATACCGTTTTACCACCTTCTTCAAAATTATGAGCTGTTGATAGCAAATTCATGGTTTTAGAACTGTTCATTTGTCCATACTTAAATATAAGTTTTGCTATGCTCTCTACCTCCTTCTTGAAGTCCTGTAATCATTTAGGGCTGTAGCCTTTTGGTTACAGGACTTCTTTTTGATTCTCTTCTGATCAATTTAAATAATTTTCTCTGTTCATTTGCAGACATTTCGCTTACAGCTTTTGCAAAGTGTAACTTAAACTCTTGATACTCTTCTGTATTGCTTGTCATGATGTCCACTCCTCAATAAGTAATCACAATACATTTTCATCCTTATAATATGTAAAAACAAGACTTGTAAATTTGAATCCATCTTTAAATTAGAATGTAATCTTCAAATGTTTCTTCTTCACCGAATTTATCAGTATATGTATACTCTTTCCATTCAACAGTTCCATCATATGTATTCAATAAACCATAAAATACTTCTCCCACATTCGCATAAACTTTAAGTTGCTGTAATGTTGCCAATTGCGGTTTTGAATCGATCGATAGAGCATATTCATAATCATCAGTTACAATCGAGTGAAACGAGTTGTTTTTTCCTTTATATTCGCAATAATATACATTTCTTTTAGGTGAATCGTCAGGAACTGATTTCATGCATTCATCTCCCATTGGTGTCTGATTAAAATTCGTTTTATTAGTTAGTCATCTTCACATTTAGTATTCATATTTGCTCCCCTCTTGGAACATATTCAACAATCTTAAATCGTTCAAACTCTTCATCAAAAGCTATATCTTTAGCAATTTGATATGCTTCACTAAAATAATCTTCCCTATTCCAAACCCTATCAGAAGCGTACTTATTGCATTCGTTTGTAATAACACCTTTAGCAGCACTCTTTTTTAGATACGCAATTTTTCGACCATCATTCTCCCAACGCTTACCATCTTTATGTATTACATAGATAACATCCAGTTTTTAATTCCCTCCTTTCTGACATTTCTTTTATTCCATTCAAACAGCCACTTTTTTTCTTCTACTGATAGTTCATTCCAATTTTTATTCATAATCTTTACTCCAGTATTCTAATAGTCATCCGTGGATTCTCACCTGTAAAATGATTAATTGGAACATTTATTCTCCCACCTTCACTGGTGGTTAATTTTAAAAGAAGCACTTCTACATCATAAACTAAGTAATTGCCAGCTAAATTTTCATTTTCATATTCAGTTTCATTAGGATCACGATATTTTCTACTTGGGTAAACTCTTTTTTTATCCCCTATCTTTACAGCCTGCCCTTTCTTTAATGTATCTTGGTCAAATCCAAATATCTGTTTAAGCAAACAATTTCACTCCTTCTATGTTTGATAAAATGGACATTTCATTAATTGCTTAGTAAAGAGTTTTCTATGTATTGAATATGTAATCGTATGAACCACGGTTCTCTATTAAATCCTTACTCTTCTCAAATACCTTGTCTACTTTTTGCTTCACATTGAGTATGTTTCTTCTATATTTCTCTATATCCATAGATTGAGATAAACTTTGAATGCAACTAAATTCATTTTTTACTTTTCGTCTTTCATGAAGTATTTCTTGTATATGCTTCGCTATCTTGTATCCTTGGGAAGCGTTAAATGTCAGTGTTTCAAGGTCGTGGTATGCTTCTGATAGTTGTTTATCTAGGATACTCAACTGCTGACTAGAAACTTCTTCAATGCTGACTAGTTCATTTAGAGTGTCAACTAATACATTTGCAAGTTCAACTGTTCTGCACATATCTAAACTCCTCCATAGTTTAATATCTCCCATCCATCTCCGCTCCAAATAAAGAAAACTGTCGATTTGAAAAAAGATGCTGCTTCACAGACAAAATAAGTATCACCAATTATTGGGCTATCAGGTAGCTCTTTAAATTGATTAATGACTGTACAATAGTCGCTCATATTACACCTCTATGTGTAACGATGGATACGGAAAACTAATCTTATATCCACCGTACACACATTGAAATTTGCTATGTATTCTTTATTACCACATGCTCTTTTGCGCCCCAAACATCGAACGTAATACACTTTCAAGAGGCATATCTAATTGATTCTCTTTAAGTTTATCAATTAATTGATTTGTAGTTATTTTATTTTTATTTAATTTACTTCTAACAGTTTTCCATTCTACTGCTGGCACTCCAAAGGTATCATAAGCAATATCCCACAGCTCGGAGTCAATAGAGTGAACCAGTTCCCACATTCCTTTGATAACTTTTGAAGTATTACTTTGTGCTCCCTTCTCCCAAATTCGTTGAGGGAAAACTGCTTGCATTAGAGTGACAAAGTTGAATTGATAAACGAAAGGATTCATTTTTGCTGATGTTGGCATTGCTGATCTAGCTACTTGTTTTGTCTCCCCAAGCTCAATTAATTGTTTATAGTTCCACATTGAGTTATCAATTGCTTGGGATACAGCTTCTGAATTTTTAATTTTATCGCTTGGAATTGTGTAGGAATCAGAAGTCAATGCTCGATTGCCACCAGCTACACGCATATTTCGAGTCGTGTATGTAATGATATGATCATATGTTGTTTTATCTACATCGATAAATTCGAATTCAGCATACTCACCTCTAAAAATTTCAATTACATGACCTTGTTTGATTATACTGAGTGGTCTTCTAGTGTTGTCTCGGTCAGATTTTCCTAAATATATAGCTGCATTTCTTGCTGAGTTTAGTCTTTCAGGATCTGAATATCGTTGCAATACAATTTTAAATGTATCACCGTTATAAACTAGTTGTCCTTGGTCGTTCCTTGCAATCATATAATCCCCCTTGCTAACTAACATGATGAAAGTCTGTTTTTATTAGAGTACCAGTACATAAAAAGCGCATGCAAAATAACAGATGCAGAGAAGAGCATGAAATTTCTGCTTAAAAGTATGTTTCTTTAATGAATACATTTGTTTTTTTAGTTCCTCTAAGTCTTGATCATTTTCCACTTTAGATTTTTTATTTTTAATTACATTGACTAAAATATTTGTAATCATAACTGCTATCATGATAGTTGTATAAAACTTAAGCTGGTCGATAAATAGGGCATTTAAGTAAAATATAATTTGTGTAGTAACCCATGCAATTGATAGTATAAAACTGATAAAAATTCTGATTCCATAATCCTTAGTTTCTTCTTCTGTTAAGCTACCCTCATACTGTCTAACAGTAAATTCATAAGCCTTATAATTTGATTTGTAAAATAAGCTGCCTTTAAATAATGAAATTAGATTGAGTGTAAAAAATAAAAGTACTAGAAAAACCAATCATTTATCCTCCAGTTTTGATTTACTTTTTGCTTCCTTCTGCTAATCCTGCTAGGAATCCAATGAATCTGTCTTCTGAATCGCTTGAATCGGATTCAATATGAATCTTATAGATGTCTTCTTTATCGTTATATGGATAAAACGCAAAAGTTACATCAAGTGGTGATGGAATTGTGCCGTCATTATAAAATTTTGTATTATTAACTGTTACAGCATTAGGAATTTCAAAAATTACTTTTTTGTCTTTGCCATCTTCATTACACCATAAAGTAGTTGCAACTAACTTACACTTCTTTCTTGATTTTGAGTTGATAACATATGTATGTTTTTTTATCCCATTATGGATATCTTTTTGAAAGTCACTGAGACTACTTTTTTCGCATTCTCCTATAAAGGCAATCAAAAATTGATCAACTAAAGCGTCTTGTACTTTCACCAATCCCTTAGTTCCCTTTGACCCAATATAACTATTTTTGAGAGAGTCTAGTTTTGTTATAAACCTTCCATTCTCATCATAAATGGATAGGTCGATTACTTCTCCTCTACCATATTTGCTATTTCCCATTAAAAATTATCCTCCTATGTATGATTTAAATTTAATTGTTATTTCTCTATGCTCTCTGTCAAGTTGCTTGCAGAAATCTCTTTATCAAATTTGATATTATCGCCTTTAAGTGTTACATCTCCATTTTTGTGGATGGTTACTTCGTTTTTATCTGCAATAAGTTTTATATATTCAATATTTCTATATGGAACTAGGGCTTTTTTTACAAGCCAATCTTTTTCATCCATTGGCTTAAGAAAAGCCATCCCTTCTTTAAGAGTCTCGGTATAAATTGCAGTTCCATCTTTTAATCCAATTTTTATTCTCACTTTTTAACCTCCCGTTTAATTATTTATTTTACATTATAGATTTAGCATTGATTCAATTCCGCTTTATCTCATTAGTAAGTCTCATTATCCTTTCACCAGTAATCGAAGCTTTGTTCTTCAGGCTCTTCCAAGTCCATCTCCAGTAAACAACCAATTTCATAGAGAACTTGAGACTCACCATATTCACATCCGTCTTGGAATACATCAGTGTAGTTGCCCTCTGACCTCATCTCCGTATAACCGCAATACCTTGGATTATACCGCCCCTTGATTAGCTCCTTTATTTTATCTACTTGTTCATTCATATTTGCAACCTCCAATATAATGAAATCATTGTTTTATTAATCGATAAATCTATCTTTTTACATAACAAACTAAATATGGTATAATTTTCTAAATTAATAAAGGAGTGATTTGAATGAAAATCCAGAATCTCCTATTATCTACAGCCATTGCTATACCCTTATTGCTTTCTGGACAGATTGCTGCAAATGCAGAAGGTTCGAACACTACATCTAGCACTTCAACAAATTTACAAGCAAATTTTGAAGAGATTAATATTACTTTAAAAGTGGGTGAAACTTGGCAAATGCCATGGAGTGACGGTAACCCTTATTATACTTACCACCTTTTATCTGAATCTAGCAAAGACGGTCTACTTCTATTCGATAGAGGTCGAGTCTTAGCAAGAACTCCTGGTTTTTATGAAGTATTAGTTAGGTACAAAGGTGAAAACTATTTAGAATACAATTATACAGTTAGACCTAAAGAACCTTGGGAGAGTCTAAAACAATAATTTTTGTAGTATATGACCATGTTAATTGTATGAGGGGGCTTCCCCCATCACCTACTTCAATACATCTACTACAAATTTTGACCAGCTTTCTAATCTTTCATATACATCAGGCTGTAACAACTCCTCGACGGTTGTCCAATTACCTTCCAACTGATCTATTTCTCTTACATTCACAATTGCATTCTCATCTAAATCAAGTGTTACAAGTAGCCCAATATGTACTTTACCCACTTCTTCAAGATCGTCATTGATAAAGCCAATCGTGTTAAATTCTCTCTCCGCTGCTTGAATGTCTAGCTCTTCTTCAAGCTCTCTGAGTAAATTCATCTCTAAGACTTCCTCAAAGCTATTAGTATCTTCATCATTCATGTGACCACCTGTGCCTAACGATAACTTATCATGGAGACGTGCTTCTCCCCCACCTGATAGACGTTTATACATGAACAGCTCATTACCCTTGCGAATCACTACATATGGAATAGGCTGTTTAAAGCTTGGATCTTCCTCGGCATCTCCACGTCTCATAACAGTGTAATGAGTTGAGATATTACTCATTAGCTTCGTGATTCTATCAGGTTCTTTTTCAATCCCTTGGAAAACTAACTTCTCATTATCAAATAGGTTCGTTCGTTTTACTACTAGAATTTGTTCATCCATTTTACTCATTGCTATTCTCCCTTAGTTGAAATAAAAGTCCTCATCACAAATTGGTTCTACCTTTGCTTTAACGTATCCATTCCCTTTCATTGAAAAGAAGTCATGAGACTTTGTTTTTGTATTTAATCCATTCAGTACAATTGGATTAATCTCTTCTTCTTCAAAATAAGGGTCGAAACCTAGATTCATAAGAGCTTTATTAGCGTTATAACGTAGAAATTTTTTTACATCGTGCGCAAGACCAACTTGATTGTAGAGTTCTTCAGTATACAACAATTCGTTGAGATATAGTTTATTTAATAAATCATAAGAAAATTGTTTTAACTCCTCTTGAGTTTCTTGGCTTAACTTTTTAAACAATTCCTGAGATAATAACCCAATGTAAATACCATGAATACTTTCCGTAATCTTCACACAAGATCGCAAAGCTTGTGCCGCATAGCAGCTCCATGTTTCCATAGAGACGAGACTATATCTTCATCCTAATAAGGATGCCCCCTGTTTCCACTGCCATTAGCTTGCAGTGTACGCTCTATGAGCTAGTCGTTGCACGTTTTCATTATGCGAATAATGATTTTATTCATTAAATAATCTTTTCCACCATTGCTTATATAATTTCTTGTTTCTTATTCGGCTTCCAGTGCCTGAAGATAAACCATATTCTCGTTCTATTGATGCATTTGTTGCCCCTTTTTTTATTTTATGCACTATTTCAATAAATGAAGTTTCACTTACTTTCCCTTGATTTATTAACTGTCCTTCAGATTTAATCGGTGTATAATCTGAAATTGTCTTCCACAACTTCTTAAACCTTTTCTTATGTCTAATTAATGAGACATATCGATCATGCAAGTTAAATGCTTTTGCAATTTCTTGATTGGTTTTACCAGCTTTAAGCATATCAACGACTTTAAAAAAGTCTTCGTCTGAAATTTTAGATTGCGGATTATTCTCTCCCGATATTCTTTCAGATCTTCTAAGTTTTTCTTCATCAGAAATAATTAGTCCGTTTCCACCAATGCCACCTGTAGTTCCGTTATATCCATTAAGATACGTCCCATACTTGTTAATATAATAGATTTCATATTGACAGAGAGCATTATCATCAATATCCTCAAATATTTCTAATTCATTATATTCAATATTTTTATTTTCATTAAAAGCTTTTTGCATTTTTATATTGTGATGAATTCCTTTTTTCAGTTGCCAATTGTGCTCTCTACATCTTGTTTTCTTATGTATTCTTGAATCTTTACCTATATAACTTTTGTCACCAATTGTAATCATGTAAATACCCTTTGCAGTCATCTACTCCTTTTATTATCTATTCGCATAATGAACTTCGCTCAGGATTGCCCTCGGCTTGACGTTAGGGGTTTCCCTGAATTAAAGGGGTTTATTACCTCTAAATTACTTTAAAGGAGGACTCAAATTAATCCCTAATTATAAGGCTAATAATTTCACCACTTTGCATTAACCTACCTTGACCATAAAAATATAATGGATAGTAAAATCCGCTGTAAAACAAGAAGCTTTCTAAATATACAGAAGCGACCATTGCTTTATAAAGACTTACGATGTCATCAGGTTTAATTGTGTTGTAATAAGAAACGATGATTTCCGTTTTGTGTTGTAGATATTTATTTTCTTTAATCCATTCAAAGACATCATTTATCTCTTCCATGGATGCTAAGGTTAAAAAGATATTAGAATAAGACTTGGCATGGACTGCATTTTCCATCATAGCCATAAAATTAAGAACAGCTTTTCTTTGATGTCCCTTTGTATGTTGAGCAATCATTGGCATGCCAACATTTCCTTGTTCTGTATCAAGTAAAGTTAGTCCACCTAACACTTTTTTATAAGTATCTTGCTCTTCTTTGCTTAGAGTTTTCCAAGTCAGTAGATCCCCATTTAAACTAATTTCTTCAGGGAGCCAAAACTGACGAACATTTTGCTCATAAAATAATTGTGTGAAATTATCTTCGTGTAATGACCAGTTAGCAGCATCGTAAACTTTACTCAAATACATAGCTCCTTTAAACCTGACATGATAAACAATTTTCTCTAGTAGTGTCTTTTGTTCGTGCATAATAGAGTGTCTTTATACCCTTATGATGGGCGTATAAATCAATTCTGGTTAAATCTCTTGTTGTCATAGTGTCCTTTAGAAAAAGTGTGAATGATATACCTTGATCAACGTGCCTTTGAATAGTTGCAATCATGTCTACCACTTTGAACATGTCCATATCGTATGCTTCTGTGTAGTAGAACCAATTCTGAGGAGATAAATATGGCATTGGATAATATGTTTTTGAATCTCCATATGTACGTTCTTCAATACGTTCCATAATTGGCATTACTGAAGCTGTAGCTGATTGAACATAAGAGATGGAGCCTGTAGGAGCAATTGCCAAACGATAACTATGAGAAATCCCATTGTCCATAACTTGCCGTTTTAAATTAGCCCAATCCTCTCTTGTTGGAATATAAATTCCATCAAATAAGCTCCTAGCCTTTTCAGTTTTTGGAGAAAAATCTTCTTTCAGATACATTTCAAAATACTCGCCTGTAGCATATGTTGATTTATCAAAACCATAAAATTTTACACCAGTATCTCTTGCACTCTCCATTGATCTTTCTAAAGAGTAATAATTCATCATCATGAAGAATGTATTAGCAAAATCTCTTGCTTCTTCGCTTTCATATCGAATTCTGTTCTTGGCAAGATACCCATGTAAATTCATTGCCCCAAGTCCAACTGATCTCATCAATTCATTTGCTCTTTGAACCGCTGGAGCGTTAGTTATCGAAGTCTTTTCAGATACAGTCGTTAATGCATCAATTGCTAATTTGACTGATTCCTTAATTGATTTATTCTCCATAACATTAACGATATTAAGAGAGCCGAGATTGCATGAGACATCTAAGCCAATACTATCTTTTTCTCCATAATCCTTATATGTAGAAACAACCGTTGATTCAAGTACTTCACTACATAGATTACTAAATTTAACCCTCGAAATTGCATTTAGTGCATGAACCTTATTCACATTACTTTCGAACATTATGTATGGATATCCTGATTCATAGCGTACAATTGCTATCTTTTCTAACAATTTACGTGGGTTCATCTTGACTTTTCGAACATTTGGATTGTCTACTAACTGCTGATACATTTCATTCATATCCATCTCGTCTAAATGTACTCCATAAGCTTCATAGACTGTATGAGGATAGAAGGCATACATTGCTTTATCTTCTCGTGCGAGTTCAATAAACTTATCTGGGATGACAACTCCAATTGATAAAGTTTTTACTCGAACATCTTCATCAGCATTAATTTTTTTTGTATCAAGAAAATCATTAATATCTGCATGAAACACATTTAAGTACACCGCTCCACTACCAGCTCTTTGTCCCATCTGGTCGGCATATCTAAAGGCATGATCTAAAAGCTTCATTACTCCTACGACACCCTTAGTGGCATTTTCTATTCCTTTAATCGTCTCCCCTTTTGCTCTTAGCTTGCTTAAATTAAGGGAAACTCCTCCACCTACCTTGCTAAGTTGCATCGAAGTTTCAATTGCTTTTGAAATGTCATTTAGGGAATCATTGACCTCTAAAAGAAAACAACTTACCAGTTCACCACGTCTTTTGCGTCCAGCATTAAGGAATGTTGGTGTTGCAGGTTGAAACTCTTGATTCATTAGTAACTTAGCAAATTGCTTTGCCTTCTCAGAATCTCCATCTGCTAAAAATAATGCAACAATAGCATTTCGATCTTCATAACGTTCAAGGATTTTTTGCCTATCATTAGTTTTTAAAGCATAACCATTGTAAAACTTGAACGCACTCATAAATGATGGAAAACGAAATTTTTTCTCGTAAGCCAGATCAAATACTTCTTTTATCTGTTCATATGTATATTTGTCTAAGAACTCTGTTTCGTAGTAATCGTTTTCTATGAGATAGTCTAGCTTTTCTTTTAGATCATGAAAAAACACAGTATTTTGATTGATATAATCAACGAAATAGCTCTTTGCTGCCTCTTTGTCTTTGTTGAATTGAAATTGATCGTTTTTCTTTATGACTACTTCATTATTTAATTCTATCCACTTCGAAATGACATTGGACAATCTTATTAACCTCCTGAATAAAGCGCTCTGTATCTTTGGTTGTACCTGAAAGCTCGAATTTGCACAATATTGGGACATTATATTGTAATGAGATAATATCAGCACTTCTCCCGAATAGTTGCCCCCAGTTTTTATTCCCACTAGAAGCTACCCCAAGTAAATTACTATAATTGCTCTGTAAAAACACTTGTGTGCTTTTTGGTACTTCTCCAAACCCAGTAGTATAAGTTACAAGGAAATATGGTTGATTCACTTCTAGTTCAGGTGACAATTTCATTTTTCTATACTCTAATCGTGATGCAAAACGATCAACATTACCTGTTAATGAATCGTAAATTACTAGAGGATTTTTCATTTTTAAATTTAAACCTTCTCTAACGGTTTATCATTGTACATTTCTTTATAAGCTTGCTCGTAATCAACCTGTAGCATACTGTCAGCTATTGTTGATTTTTTGAAAATTTTTTCAAATACATGCTTTGGGAAAGCATATTGCTGACCATTTTCTGTAATGATATAATCTCCAGTTTTCCCTATAAAACATCTGCTTTGATTGCAAAGCGTAAAGTCCGTATTCACTTGAGTTGCATTTACATACTGAAGAATCGGAACATATCTCTCCATTTTACACCTCAGTTCTTGATTTTTTGAGTCAACTCTAAGTAAGCTTTCTTAAGGTTTTTTAATGCTTTCTTTTGCTCGTGTCCTTCATAGCCCTGCGTAAAATCGCCTTTTGATAACTCATACACTCTATCAATATCTATTTTGTAATGATCTTTTAATTGAATTATGTAATCTCTAGCATCTTCTATAGATGGTACGTTTTTCGTCATTATGAATGGTAAACCCCTAAAAAACTAAGTTCTTGATTAAACAAAGTCAATTCAGTTTCAATAAATGCTTTTGCCTCGGAGCGAGTTTTACCAAAGCAATCAATCACTTTCCCCTTGGAGCCAATTCCATAATAATGATTACGGTGGCGTTTTACTTCAGCAAATTTTGATTCTTTATTCAATACATTCGACCAGTTAATATACATTAATATCACCTTTATTTTTTTATTTTATATACTATTAATAGTTAATTTTTGTAACTCAATACCCTGTCCAATTGTAATCACCTGAGCATTATTTTCAAGGGAGTCTTTAAGGAATTTATGTACCTTTTTTGCTTCATCTAATGGGTAATTCTCAGGTATTTTCTGTATAAGTATATCTCCTCCCATTAAGCTTAAAGATGTCTCTAAAACTATTTCATTTCCACTCATTGTTTTTAATGTAATGTTTTGAATGTTGTTCACCTCCTTATTTAGTATTATACAATACATAATTTTATTTTCAATACCCTATCTTAAATTTTTTATTAATATATTTTTGGGTATAATTACATATTTATGATTGAAACAATATTCAGATAATAATAAAATTAGAAAAGTTATCCGCAGAGGAATTAACTGGTATTTAAATGATTTTTGAATAAGATTAGACTCTAATCTAAAAATGGAGTGAAACGCTATGAAGACACTATTCAAAAGACTGCTGATAATATTAATCTCTTTAATAGTGTTTCTATCTCTAGTCGTATATTTAGCATTCTATTCCACACTGTTTCTACAACAGGGCAATTTAGTTCAAAAAGTGAACTCTCCTAATAATACATACACTGCAAAAGTTTATCGTTTTGGGGATGAAGGTGGGCTGAGAGTAGATGTAAATGTCGGTTTTTTTGGTGACAAGCTTATTTATTGGAGTTGGAAAGAATCAAATACTGATGTTGAATGGACGGATGACACTCATATAAGAATAAATGGTAGATTGCTTGATGTTAGAACAGATAAGTTTGACAAAAGGACAATGGATTAAGAGAAATAAGCCTCCCTCAATAACAATTCGTCTGAGGGAGGTATTTTTTTGTTATCATCAACGTTCTACTGGTACAGCACATAAAAGTTCATTGCTCCATATTTTCGTTTTCTCTTCTTTAAGATGACAAAACTGACAATAGAGCCATTGTTGGAAGCCTCTATTGTCGAGTGACACAAACTTGTATACGAAAGTGACACAAACCTGTATACTTCGCATGTTTTTTGTAAAGTAATATTGATTATTTCATGTAGGATATGGGATGTCTTATTCCGCTGCATTCTTTCGTTCATCTTATATAGAATAACTCAGGTCTTCATAGTTTTCACAGGTAGTATCTATTTTCAGCAATCAAGTGAGTGGCATTGACAGCCACTAAGATTAGCACAGCCACCACCACCAGGACTAGGACTACCACCATTAGTCGGATCTTTTATACCCCCAAGATATGCCTGAACGTTAGTTGGGAAAAAGGATAATCCAACTACCGCCAAAGACAAAAAAGAAATTGCTATCATTTTTTTCATAGTTAACCTCCCCTTTCTATGTATTCATAATTATCATAACTATATGACTATTATTAGTCAACTACAAATGAACATATGAGCAAAATAATTCTAAATAGCCCGAAAAATAATATGTAAAATTAACCCAAAACGAGCCTATTGTATACTTCTACTAGCGAAAAGTTGCGATGTAGGCTCAATTTTCCTTTACTTTGTAGTATATCCTCAGATACTCTTTCTTTTGCTTGGTAGTAATACGTGCTCTGGAAAGTCGTAGGACGTTGCACATTACTGATATCGAGTATTGGTGTTGATAATTTACAGTTGCATCTGGCTTTATGGAGTGTACTAAACGATAAAACTTCAGTTACATTTTTGTTTAAATCGCTATCGGTAGAAATAAACTCTTCTCTTGTACTATTTTTACTTAGCCCAACATCTATAGCAGAAGAAAACTGTACCCCTTTATATAGTCCAGTACTGATTAATTCATTTTTCTTCATATTAATAAATTCTTGTAGTGTCATCAACTCTCTCCTTTTTTATTTTACTTTCTAATATACATTCTACTGATTTTTGTGTTGGATGCTGTGTAGTTGATGGATGTGGTTTCTTAAATGTTAAGATTGACTTAGGATATTTTAGATTACCTTTAGTATTTACTGCTTGGAATTGTCCATAATTTGTGTTTCTTGAAAAATCTTCTTGAGATTTCCCTACTGCTTTACCTCTACTGTGACATTCGTCTCCTTCAACCATTTGGGGATTGTACAAAGGAAGTTTCTTGTAAAAAACACATAAATCTTCGTGACTTCTCAATGGCATCTTTTTTGCGTTTAAAAATCCACTTGGTAACACCTTGTCCCACACTAGGTTATATCTCCACATTTTTTTATTACTTGCCATCAAATCTGCGGTAAACATTCCATTGGCGAATAACACAATAGCTCCATTACTTTTAATAATTCTTTCATACTGTTCCCATAAAGGCTTAAAAGGAATAACAGTATCCCATTTGTTTCTTGCGGTTTGACCATATGGCAAGTCACACAGTATCATATCTATACTTTTATCTGGTATTAGTTTCATTCCTTCTAAACAATCCATATGATAAATACGGTTAATTTCTAAGCTTCCTAATTGTTCTTTCTCCAAATATTCACTCTCCCACTTTCTAATTGATACATAATAAATTCTTGATTTTATTATACAAATTTTAAAATTACTGATTTATCACAAAATACACACATCTGATAACTACAAAACTCATAAAATGGAAGTATAATTTAATTGATCCATAAAATACCATTAATAAAGGAGAGGGTTTTTATGAAACGTTTCGCTCTATCTACAATGATGACAGTAGCTCTTTTATTTGCTGGTCAAAGTGTTTATGCTAGTGATATTGCTCAGAATTCCAACAGCAACCACAAAGCTAGTGTAAATCCTCAAATCAATGTGGCTGCCTCCTATATTTACGCTGTCACTGTACAAACAGGTGATGTAAAGGATGCAGGAACAGATTCGAACATTTATGTTACACTAAAAGGCAAAAATGGAATGTCAAAACCAACACTTTTTGATATACCGAATTATAACGATTTTGAACGTGGCGCTAAAGACAAATATTATATAACTGTAAACAAAGACCTTGGTGAGATTTTAGCTATTACGGCATATTCAGACGGCACAGGGAATAAGCCAGGATGGTATCCAACGTCTTTTACAGTTGAATATAATGATAAAAGATGGGTTTTCTCCAATAATGAATGGATTGGAGAGGGGAAGGGCGGCGCTTATTCAGTTACTTTAACTCGTTAACTGTCATAATTTTTACTCTGCATCGATTAAGTGATGCAGAGTTTTTATTTTATATGACTGCTCTGTTCCTTAATCTTTAATTGTTACCTCTCTATACTTAATAACTTCGATATCACATGTATTACAATAGTACTCATTACTTATAATGCCTCCGTTGTCTTGATCTGTGAGCCATACAAGCTTTTCCTTGCATTCTGGGCATTTGTACACTATGAATCTCCTTAGCTACTTATTTTATAACTCTAATTCTTACAGGTTTATCAATCGCATTTCTAATCGCACCATGTTGAACCTACTATCACTTATTTCACTATAATATATTCTTGCTCTTACATTTACATTAATTGACACTAAATACACAATATTCTATCATCTAATTATTACCAAATAATACATTTTTGGAGGTGTTTTTATGTTTAAAAAATCTATAATTGCTTTCGCTTTAGTTATTGTTTCGGCATTTTCCGTTTCCGTAGCATTTGCTAATGAAACACAGCTTAGCAACAGCACAGCTTCTGATAAGTATTGGGCAAGTATCACAAAAAAATATACTGCTTTTGAAGCGCCTGAAGAAATTTCTTATGATGACGGACGTGGTTATATAGGTACATTAAAGAGAGGCGTTGGGACTAACTGCCTTCCTGAAGGTTGTGATTGGACATATTCTGGTTGGATGTATTATCAATACTAAAATACATTGCTCTGTTCTCCTCCCCTGAGGTTATTTCAGGGGACTTTATTTTTCCATTTATTGCATCGGATACATTATCAACTAACCCTGCAATACCACCTATGAAGCATAGCCATCCACCCACATAAATACCTAATGTTACTCCGCCAATAAACATTACGATACCTAAGACCTTCTTCATTTTATATCTCATTATTTAATGTCCCCAAATAGTCGAAGCTGTACATCCACCGATAATTAATGACCAAAATAGTAACCAAAAAATCACTTCAAGCTTATGCTTTTTGTATTCTAACTCGTTATCGTCCATTGACTTCTCCTCACTTCATCTGCAAGTCTCGTATCCATCAAACCTTTTCCCCTCATTAGAATCACTCATTAGATCATGGATTTTCACTTTTAATCTTTCATATTTTAATATTTCCTTTTTTCTGCTCTCCTCTAGCTGTTTACCCACTATGGAACTATTAAATCTTTCATTCGTCTCTCTGCATATCTTAATTCTGTCTTCAACTATTTTCTCTAGCTCAATTAAATCTTCTAAGCTCAGCATAGATTTTCTCTACTCCTCTCACGATAAGATATTGTCACTATCATTGACTTTATGCAATTCATCCATTTTGCTCAAAACCCACACAAACGCCTTTTCAGCTTCATAAGAGTCACCATAAAGCCCAGCAGTCCTTAACCCTTCTAGTTCACTAATTATATTATTTCTTAGAATTCTCCACTTCTCCTCAATGTCTTCTTTATTTTCTACTTCTTGAAAAGTCTCGCCATAATATTCAATATCTCCACAAATGGGTGCGACATGTTTACGATATTCATATGTATAATATTTTCCTTCATATTCGATAGTTACTAAATGATAATTCCACCAATCATCGTTATATGATATAACATCAGAAATCTCTACTACTCCATCCATATCTATAATTTCACCCATGAAATCAAAATCTTCACCAAATAATTCATTAATCAATTCCCAACCTTTTTTCATTCTTTGCTCCTCCTTATCAGTTAATTACTTCAAATACTCTAATTGCATAACTTCATCTGGTATAAAGATGTCAAGTATAGTTTTAACAGTACAGCAAAGATTATCAAAGTTAATCTCATCTCCAATGAAAGTTATTTTTTATTTGGTTTAATATTTGAAAGTAGGTTGTAAATTAACGTAAATAATGCATCTGCTATTGTATATAGATTTACAAACGGACAAAATATAAAAATAAGGTACATTATCAGATCGGCAAGGTTTTCAATTTTTGATTCGAAAATAAATTTATGTATTCGAAGATATCTTATAGAGTAATATGCTAAGAGCACAGTAATTAGATAGCTCCCTATTAGTAGAAACAATTGCTCATTATCCTTCCTAGTAGTTTGCAGTCGTCAACTGCTTAATTTTTTATTCACTAAATAGCAGCTCATTCAATTCAATTATGTATACATCTTCTCTTTCCACAGTAACCTTAAATCGCTTCATATAAACCTCCTTAAATTAATAATCAAAACAAATTTAAGTGTGTTTGAATTCTAATTCTCTAATTGAGTTAAAATAGACCCATATTCGTTTTCAAAATCTATTAAATTTCATCAACCACCCAAGACAAAACATAACCGCATCTATCACCAAGTTTTTCAGCCATATTTTTTGCTCTTTGTTTTGACTTATATCTTTTCGTATTACCATTAATGCGATTCCCTGTTACTGGTATAAGTATCCCTCCAAAAGTATATGTTTTTCCTTCCCAATATCCATATGAATTATTCATATCTTTTGGCTTTTCTTCACTTGAAAGATAAATGACATACTCACTAGATAAGCTCTTTACCTTTTGACCGGAATGATAAAGTTCTACAATCGGTCTCTTAAAATCATCGTTGCATTTCTTGTTCGTACTTTTTTGTTTCATCCGTACCATCTCCTCTACGTTCATTGTAAGAACTTAACTAAGATGTGTCCATGAAACTGTACTAATCCCACTCCATTATAATCTCACTATGGCTACGCACCAATTGATACATTTGTTCTAAGCTAATTTCAGGCTTAGACTTTCTTTTAAACATATTGATAAAATTCTCATACACTATCCCCTTATGCTATTATTTAATTTATTTAATATAGGTATGTAGTCTATAGAATTTAAAAAGTCATTCAGTAGTCTATCTGCTAATATTTTTTCGATAAGACGTGGCTCTAAATTGCGAAATTCCACATCGGATAGATTGCATTTATAATACCAGCACATTTTAGTTCCCTCCGTGTCTTATTTTCTTTCACTATATGCTCCTGCACAAACCAGTTAGGACAATATAATCTTTATTCTATTTCTATTATGGAATTTTGTTTAATACATAAACTTCCAGATCGAAAATAATGATACTCCCCATCCTTTTTAATACAAGACTCTTTAAGATTATTTCCTCTGTGAACAATAATAGTGAGAAGTATTGCTCCTATTAAGATGAGTGTTACTACAATTGAAATTAACATTGTTTTTTCAGACTTAAAAATCATAATCAGCTCCCAACTTATAGGCGAAAGAATTATTTTTGTTTTTATCTTGAATAATTTTTTCATTAGATAATAAAGTAAAGGATGTGTGCCATTAAAATTTTGTTGCTCATGAGGTGAAGAATATGACGTTTAAAGCTACTGTGATTACACATTCTGGCGTATCTTTTCCAATCGTGCTGTTACCCAAGAGTGAATTTAACAGTAAGTTTGCCTCAGATAAAGCAATGAGATATTACGCTCGCTACTTTAATTCCAACGATGTAATATTAGCCACTCAAGATTTCATGGGAATGCTGCATTACAAAGGAAGAAGAGATATTGTAAATCTCTTGCGTGCTACACACCCCTCGCAAATCCCTTGGAAAAGATACACCAAAGAGAATTTTCACACCTTCTAAATTGCTTTAAAAGTTATCCATTTCTACCCCAATCAGACTATAGCCAACTAAGTCTTTATAAGGTGACTCTCCCATTAAATCTCCTTTTGGATTTGAAAAAATCCGATTCTGTTTGTCGATCATCCGAACCTGTAGCAATAAGTGTTTTAAAAGAACTTCTGGAATTGTATATGTATCATCATTATTTTTATATTCTTTAAGGAAAATCTTCATCAGTTCAAATGATTTTTCTACGCTATTCCCATATGCTTCTTGTTTTAAGTCTGTAAATGCCCCAATTGTTTTTCCGATTTCCTCAAATTTTTTATTTTGCATCTAGTTCCCCACTTTCAAGTTTGTTTTTATATGCTAATACTTTGTCTATGTATTTATGGTGCAGTCCATTTTGTCTTACATATTTTGCACTCTTCCCTACTCCATACCTGTAACCAATTAACACTCTTTTGATAACGGTATCTTTTTTATATCCTTCGCTAAGATACTTTTCCTTTAAGTAATTCACGTACCAGCTTGCCATCTTAGCTGAATGATACGGATTTTTTGCATTTGGCTTATCAAGTCCAACGCTTTCTCCTAGCCAGTTAATTGTATTTCTTGTGTTGATTTGAAATAGTCCCACACTAGTGCCATCAAAGGAAACAATATCTGGTCTAAAAGTTGATTCTGTATGTGCAATGGCAAGCATTAACTCGTAACTTAGATCATAATTTTCCGCTTGATTATATATGTATTTCTGTAAGTCGTTTGATAATGGAATGTCGTATCGTTTATATGTATGTTCTTTTTCAGTCGCTGCATATACCTCTTGGCTCTTAGCTTGTTTCTCGCTATTTGCAATTAATGCCTTATCAATTACTCCTCCATATAATTGCAAAAGCAACGACATAGTTAAAAGCTGTGTTAGCATAGCGCCCCCTTTTATTGTGTCTTAGATATATTCGTTGCAAAAAATATGGTATGACTTATTGTTAAATCGAACTGTCTGATTAAATATAAGTTTTGAATCGTATAAATCACTCACATCTATTCCATTCTGAACTAACTTTATAGGAACTGTGTGCAATTCCGTTTGATCACTTTCAATAAGCACATTTACAATTAACTCTTGTTCGCTTGTTTCAAACGATAAAATTTGAGAGTACCTTGGAATTGTAATGACTGCTTCTAAACTCTCTTCCTTAATATTTTCCCATGTAAGCACATATGGTCTAACAATCATCATCTATAATTTAATTCCCCTTTTTTATTTTTAATTAGTTTAATGTATTCATTAATCTCTTTAGCTTTACCCGTCATCCCAACTATAAAGCGAGTGTTTTTACTGGTTATGATCTTCATATATTTGCCTCCTCTTCTATTAAAACTACAATTTCATTCTGTACAGCTTTTATCAATCAAAAAGCCCTTTTCAAAATCGTAATATCCAAGCCCATAAGTATTTGCTGCAAGAGCCAATATCTCTATCATGTTGTTTTTTGTCATAAATCTATTTATAACTGTTTCTGATATGCTTAATGCATTACAAACCTCTCGAAATTGTTCATCATCTTTAATCAAAACATCTGGTCTTTCTCCATTCTCTGAGTACATTACTTCTAGTGTATTTAAAAGTTCTATGGCTTCTTCGATACTTACAATTGAATTCATTTTTTCTCCTTTCGTTGCGATTTTTTTATTTTATATTTTTACTTTATTATTCATTCATAGATTAATCTACGAATGAATGTTTATCTACCACACCCCTAAGCATCATTAATTCATCAGACAAGCCTGACTCAGAGGGAAGTTGACGGTCGATTATAAGATGCACATTTCTTAACTCAACTCTTTTATTTAATCCTTCTAAATTGCCGATAATCCGGTTTAAAATAGGTGTTTTGTTTTCACTTAAACTATTATTAATAATATTTCGAATTTCAGAGTTGGCTTTAATAACTACTTTTACTTTAGCTCCTGAATCATTGTTGTTTGGTTTAACAATAACACGTTTGATATTGTCAATCGGATCACCGTTCTTATCATAAGCAAAAGCATTTACAATTCTAAACAACTAATCAGCCCATTCCTGTATTATAACGTAACTTAAGTATAGCACTGTTACTTTGGAATGTTCGACTTTTCAAATATTTATTTTGTATGTGATAAAATCAATCTTTCATCTATCCCAATTTGTAATGTATTTACAAATCTTTTGGTTAAATCCTACTTCAATATATGGTTTGCCATCTTGCGTCCATTTGCTATTACTAAGCACCGTACCAGTTATCAGCGATATTCCTTTCTCACTCCTCTTATTGAAAATCAATTTACTTCCACAAACGAAACTCTTCTGTGGATAGATTGGGTCATAATTCTGCAATTAAACACCTCAGCACATTTATTTTTTTTAATCTACAAGGTCTAGAGCTACATATGTATAAATACAATCATGGGGAAGGTCAGGTATTGATCCATCCTCCATATCAACCCAAGAGTTATAATTTTCTACTCTTTCTAATTCGGCACTTGTTAAGGATTCAACTTGTTTCTTGGCATTTTGTTCATTTTTATGAGCACTAATCAATTGTGTATAGCCATCAAAAGATTCAATACTATAAACAAGATAAATCTTCATAACTATCCTCCTAACTGTTTATTTTCAATTCCATTATTTTTATATAAATAATCATTCCTTTTAATGTTACTCTAGCCTTGGAGGAATGTTGCTATGTTAAACAAGCCCATAAAGCCAATGTTATTGTATAAGTCTGACGTACCGCCTCAAGGAAATTTAATTCACCAGCTTAAATTTGATGGTATACGCTGTATAATGTCATACGACAGTGGAAACACCAGACTATTTACCCGACATCAGAACGAATGCACTACACAATTCCATGAAATTAGACCATCCTTACCTGTAAAGAATGCTATTATTGATGGAGAAATGGTTGTGATGGACGGAATAAAACCTTGTTTTGAATCCGTCATGAAACGCTTTATGACAAAAAATGAGCAACAAGTTAAACGACTATCCCAGACCTTACCTAGTCACTTTGTAGCTTTTGACATTCTTTTTTTGAATGATAAAGATTTAACTAGGCTACCCTTACATGAGCGACTAGATATTTTACAATCCATAATTACTCCTTCAAATGAAATTTCTATATGTCCTTCGTCAGATGATGGAATTGGACTATTTAATAGAACAAAGCAACTTGGACTTGAAGGTATTGTATCAAAAGATTTGAACAGTCCCTACCTATTAGATACACGAAGTCACCATTGGACAAAGACAAAAGCCTATCTATATGAAACAGTTAATATCAATGGAATTAGGAAAAATGAGTTTGGGTGGTCTTTGTCTAAAGATGGTAATTATTTAGGAGTCATGGAATTTGTTCCGCCTGATGCGAGAAAGAAAATGTATCAAATATCAGATCAAATCGTTTCAAAAGACACTGACAAATGGAAACATGTTCACCCAGTTATAAAATGTGAAGTTAAATTCCAGTGCTACACGAAATCAGGTCTATTACGATCTCCTAGCTTTGTTCGATTTGTTTCATAGCTCCCTATTTGGGAGCTTTCTATTTGGGAGCTTTATTTGTTACCAGTCTGAACTACTAGAGGATGAAGAATCAGACGATGAATAACTACTGTCACTAGAACTTGATGAACTAGATGAGCAACTACTATCAAATGAAGAGCTGCTACTATATGAAGAGCTTGAGCTTGAATAGCAGGAATTTTTATGACTATCATCGTCCAAGTTCAAAGAGTTACTGACATTGAACGGACTAATTGGATTTAATGGATTATGTAAGTCGGTTGCATAATCATATGTCTCACTATTCTTAGATGAGCGAGATCTACTTGTGCTTGTTGGTTGCGTTCGTGATGACCGTCTTGGTTTTTCTGGTCTATATGTGTTAGGTTTGGCATAGGTCGTCTTCTTTGGTTCGCCTAATCCATTGATATTATTCGAGTATGTTAAATCTTCACTAAATAGATCAGAACGTTCTGTCTCCGTTAAGGGCTTATTATAATTACTTTTCGGTGCTTCTTGTTTTTGAAATAATGATTTAATCCAGTTGAACATACATTTCCTCCTATTATTTAAATCTAATTGCTAACCAAATCAGTAACGAAACGAAAGAAATTATACTGATGAACCCGTCTATTTCATCCATATTTAATATATTTTGAGCTAACTTAACCCCTTTTAATAAAAGTATTATACCGATTGTTACAGCCAGAAAAATTTCTACTCCATTCAACCTGTTCCCCACCTATTGAAATTTGAGTTTCATTACACTAAACCTTTTATTTTTTTATTTTGTTTTTAATTAGAATTATTGAAGTAGCCAATATAAACAATAGAGTCAGTCCTAAAGTAGATACAACTATTATTGAAACTACTGAATAACCAGTATAAGAAGAAATCAGATTTACAATGATTGACCCCAGAAGCCCCATAAGAAGATTTTCTAAGCTATAAAAGTCTCTCATTTCACGCTTATAAGCCTTCCAAGCAGAACCTTTTTTTGACAACTCCCCTCCCTCCTTCTTAATGGTTTACACAATCCTCTGCTGCAAGCCATGTTTCATATCCATCATTAAATACTAGTCGTAGATCAGTATCAGTCCATTTCCCATTCTGTGACTTCTTAATATCAACCACTTTGGCTACTGATCCATAAAATTTACGCCCTTCTGTATCATAGCTAGTTGAAATAATCTCAACATGATCATCAATACGAAAGTGTGACATATACGCTTATCTCCTCTCTCTACCTATATTTAAATAATCTTCTTTAATTGAATGGCTGTTATTTATCTCGATGATTTCTGCTAGTATCCATAACAGCATTACAATTACAAAAGAGCCAACTATCGAGAATGTTTCTGTTTCCCCTATAAAGCTTCCAACAATACAACCGATTCCGTACATACATACTGACAGCCCAAATACTAGAGAAAAAGCAAACATGAAATAAAGAATCTCTTGATATAATTTTTTAATTTTAATTCACCGTTCCCTTAAGTTAGAGATTCACCTTCCGCATCACGTTCTAATAAGCCGTAATTATTGCAAAAACTTTCATCGTAACACGGGCGCTGCACAAACCATACTTTACAATGTGGACATTGATCTATTTCGCTTCCCTTCATATCCATCCACCGACATGTATAGCGCAAAATCCATACCTTTAGCTTTCAGATAGGCGAACAAGATTGCTTTAGGGAGATTACGGTGTCTTTCATCACACACAAAAGTGAAATGTTCACCATCGGTTTTACCAACAGCGACAAAGTACAAACTCTCATACTGAGTGATCCTAAAAAGCAAACCTTCATGCTTTCTCGCCTCTTCAATCAACAGCAACATACCATCGCCAGTAAGAAAAGAGAAATGTCCTTCATATCCTTCAGCAACTATTTCATTGTCAGCAATTCGTTCAACAAAACACCAGAACCCGTTATCCTTTTCTACCAGACCCAAAAGCTCAAATATTTTCTTATTTATCTCTTCTACCATGTATCAGCCCCCCTAAAATTAATCTATTTTCTATGATCAAATTTTTTTGGTAGCCATCCTTTTTCTACCGCATAGAAGTAGGGAAGTTTAACAATGAATAATAATATCTCGTACCACTTCATGCCCTGAAACATCCAATTCATTTAGCAGGTCACCTACCAGGTTTATTCTGTCCAGCAAATAAGGGTTGGATTTTCGTATACAAAGTCGTGTCCGATAAACTCATAAAAGCTCATTAGCTTACGGCTACCGTCCTCTTGCTCAAAGTTACCAACCATATCAAGCGATATTTCTTCAACCTCATCCATCGTTACCGCAAAGCCTTCTCCGCCACGTTTGTTATGATCATTTAGAGCTTCTGCTGCTGTCTGAGCAACGATGTACTCCGGATATTCTTCATTCACCTTGAATAGTTTGTATTCGTTCATTTTGCATCCTCCCTTATCACAAGCAATGGTTTGTTAAATAGCCACTAGTTCATAATCAAGGTTGACATGTTGTTCGTTTCCTTCCCCAAACCATTCAGTGAATTGATCGTGATAACTTTTACGAATCGCTTCTATCGCACTTTCTCCGTTTTTACCTTTGACAGTGGTTAGCTTTTCCCAATCGTCGTTTCGCTGAATTTATATCACATATTCTTTTTCATTTATTTCAGCTTCTTCCCTAGCTTTTTCTATTACCTTTGCCGCATCAAACAGTGGCTGAACAACTGTTTGTAGTTCCGCATAATCTGCCTTGGTCATTCGAGCCGATTTTAAACTTAAAGCCCACCATAATATTTTATCTCTTACGCCAACAATAAGATCTTGCATTTCTTTTTCGTTCATTCCGCATCCTCCCTTATCACAAGCAATGGTTTCAACTATTACTCCCATTCATATAGTGGATCATAAGCGTAGGCAAAAGTTCCATCATCGGAATAACTGATAATTGTTACAGGAATTGGAACATATGAAATTGCCAAGTAATCCTCAATAAAATCCTCTGCCATATCTTTTGATGGGACTAAATGATTAAAAGTTAGGTTGGTATCTTCTTCACCTTTCATGAAATTGTAAAATGCATCTTCCTTATACTTGAAACCAATCGCCCACATTACAGGTCTTTTTCTCATAATCAATACCTCCATTTATCGTGTGTTGTGTTAAAGCTCTTCTGTAATTTCCAATATTTCAATGCATTCCATATCCACATCATCTTTCACATCATATATGGGGCTTCTAGCTGTTATTGCCTGAATTTCACCACTATCATTGTAATGAACCGTCCCAATGTAAACACCGCCTTTTGGAAACGCAGTAACGTATTTCCCCCAGTTATCCCAATAGATGTTCTGAATGGTTTTGAACTTGCAAGCCTTTTTCACTATTTGATTCCCCCTGTTCAACCACTTTCATAGCAGCTTTGCAAATGTCTTTCGGTTCAATCTCGTAGATGAGAACAGGCAAGAGCACTGCAAACTTGGCCCGAAGTATCGGATCACCGTTTTTGAATTTCTCGACAATCATCCACGCATCAGCTATGTTTTGGAGTGGGTTCCAAAGACTAGAATTAAACAAATTACCATTATCGCCAAACCAAAAGTCTGTTTCTTGATACCTTTTCCACCCCATTACCTTAGTTGCCAGTGTTACAATAATCTGCTGTTCGGTCATATTTGCCTCCCATTTACAAAGCCTGTGTTGTAATTAAAGAAACAAGTTTAATCCCTATGCAAACCCTTACCGCAATCTATACAAATGCTAGCTTCTTTAGCGCAATCAGAACAATATGTTTCATGGGCACGAGTAGTATAATCTCGCTTACACCTTTGGCATCGTTCTACTTTTCTCGAATCTCGACTAAACATTTTATCTTGTTTTCGCTCACACTCATCGCATAACGTATAACGTATCATTTTGGGCTTCCTCCTCTTTTCCGCCGCACGATGGTTTGCTGCACAAGATCAGTTCATGCATTGGATCAGAAGCTTCTGCCGATCCGAATAACCGTCTATACCGATCTCCTGCGTTAATGTCCTTGTGGCAGCCGTCGCAAGTGTACGATTGTCTTGCAGTGTACCATCTGTCCTTAATGACTGTCATCTGACGCCCTCCCTATCATAGCGATCTGTTGTTCGGTCATTGTGCTTCCCTCCTTATTCAAGGCTATTTCCCTTGACAACTATTGTGGTAAATTACAGTTAAACAATTTAAGGATGTGATCTAATGAATAGTGGATTTTTGAAGCAATGGTGCCTTGAGCATGATGTCGAAACCAGATCAATAAATGGATTTTGGAGATGTTTTCGGAACTTCCAAAGTGAAGATGCCATAGGATTCAAATCTTTATTTAGCGATAACTATAAACCAGAAAATTTAACTGTGGCACTGAAGGAAGTAGCCTTGTACATAGATAAATGGGATGAGAATGCAACCTATGAGGCAATCTCATATGGATTTGATTATGTTGTCTCCTACATCCCAATCGTTTTTAATGATAAAAAATTTGGGTGGTATAAACTATTCTTTACGCTGGATGGAGAAATTTTTGATGACTACCTTGTTTTTGACTAATTGCACAATGTGTTAACTTACTTTTTTCATCCAACTATCTAAGTTTTTTTGTCCCTCCTTCTGTTGTTACGCCCTATCAAAGGGTATCATACAAAAATCGTCTTATTATCTTGTGCCGTGTCGTTGATCTACTTAGCTAGTTTCAATGACACGGCACAGCATTTGAGCTTGTGTTAAATCACTTTTCTGCTGGCGTTGGGGGATTTAAAATAACATTGATCGCTTTTTGGCACTCTTCCTCGGTATGGAATATCTTACTGTGCTCCCTTTGCACAGAATCATTTGCTCTATAACTCGTTGGCTCAATGTAGAATGTACTTTCAAAGCATTGTTCCCGCGCCCAAGTGTGTATCTTGATCTCGCAGATGATCCCTTGTGCTACACTGTACTCGTAATTTGATTTCTCTCCGTACCCCTTGCAATTAAGACAATTTATCTTGAAAGGTTCAGGTACTTCAATAGCCTTAGCCTTTAACTTTCCTTTTCCTGAACACATCTCGCAAGGTATATATTTGTGTTCCCTTCTGACAAACCAGACTTCATCCCCAAGCTTAAATGCGCCCATCAGTTCACGTTTTGTCTGATCCGCTCCCTGTTTAACAAAGGTCTTTTTGGCTTCCCTCAGTTGTCGCTCCAACTCTCGAATAGTTGTTTCCTGCTCATATTGCTTTTGTGTAGCCTCCTTCTCTTGTTCAAGAGCAGCATAGTAGCCGTTTACCTTGACTTCCAGACGTTTCTCCACTTCTTGATCAAGTAACTTGTTCATATCAGTGTTGAAATCAAAATGTTTATCTACATAACCGTACATTTTCAAACCCACCTTCTTTATTTTTTGGTTTTAAATATTTGAATGAAATTAATATATTTGTGTATTATTTATTTTTAATTAATATAATGAAATATGTATTTCATCATACGTACATTCGGTTAAGCTTTGATTTATTCCCAAGGGCTTTAAGTAATTGCTCTTGAAAATCTCGCCCTTCTTTTTTGTTGATTTTACGATTAATCATATATGTATGTGCTTTTCGATCGGAAATATGTTGTACAGGAGATATTTTCATTCAACCTACCCTTTCATACATTATTTTATATTCTATATTTAATACAATACCATAATACAAATCTATTGTATACATTATTTTAATTTATATAACCCTCTCTTTCTGTTTTAAGAGTTATATCCCCATTTTCTCCAATGTTCTCAATTAAACTTACTGTGTGACGATAAACACTATCAGTGTATTTATGAGGTCTAAAGTTTGAATCTCTACGATAACCAGCAATTAAAAGTTTGTTTCCTCTAGTAAACCAACTTTTCTCCAAAATTTCTTTATCCCCATCATTTGTCCTACTTATTTGTTTATTATAGTGAGCAAATACTCCATCATAAAATTTAACTGTCACGACTCCGGTAGTAGTAAGAACTGTAACTGTGTGTTTGCTTTTATCTTTGTCTAATACTGTTCCTGCAATTCTTACTATTTCAAATTTAGGTCTTTCTACTCCTCTTGATTTATAACTACTAACTACTTTAGGTACTTTAGGTAATTTCTCAAAATCAACGATTCCATATTTGTCTGCATTAACATGGGATAATTCATGCTCATGATAATAAAAAGATAAGGAATCCATTTCCCATTTACTAATAGTTCCTTCAGCATATTTATCCCACTGCTGCGAAAAGAGTTTTTTGTTTAAGGCTTCTAAGGTATCTTCATTCTGAAGCCATGATTTGAACGGTTCTATTTTCTTATCATATTCTTTCTTAAACTTTGACTCAGACACAACAATTTTCCCATCGTTAACTTCGACTATACTCTGATCAGAAAAATGCTGATTAAAGAAATTTGTTGATATATCATCTAAAAGTAACCACTTGTCTTTTGGTTTACTTATCGTTTTATAGACATTTTGGCTAATGTACTTCCTAAATCTATATAATCTCACCAGTAAAGCATAACATTCAGGAATTAAATCGTTTTCAATAAGTCCATTAAAATTTTGCATAGTTAACTTCTGCTTTGGCTCATAAATTTTGTTGATGAATTGTTTCATTATGTTAAAGCGATCTTCAAATTTATCAAAACATCCTGCCTTAATTAGTTTAACTATTTGTCCTTTTTTAATTTGTTTCGTTTTAAAGAGTTTATTTATAAAATCATCAAAAGAAGAATAAGGGCGATTCTTGATAATGATATGTACAATGTCATCACCAATACCATTAATGCCCTTTAGCCCAAATATAATTTGATTATTTCTCAAATCTGGCTTAAATCCAAATCCTGCATTGTTAATATCGGGAAGAGCAATTTCTATCCCTCTTTTATGCATTTGCCCAATTGCTAATGCTACTTTTCCATAGTTAGTTGATTTTTTCTTTGTATCTGTCTCTTCTTCATCACTGCTTATTTCTTCATCATCATTTCCGTCTGTAGACCTTGAATTAACCGTCAAACATGCTGTATTCCAATATAATGAATTGAATTGATAGTTTAAGTTAAGTTCTTGTAAAGCAATAATTGAGTAAGGAATAGTGTGCAAAATTGAAAATGCATAACCTAGCTGTCTTTTGATTTGCACATCCCAAACATAGCTTAGTAAATTATTACTTATTTCTTTTTTTCTTCCTTGTTCAAAAAACAATTCTGTTACTTCAATTAGGTCTTTTTCTGATCTCTTTGCAATTGCTTTCCTTAACTTATTTGCTTGTTGAATAGAAAAGCCAGCTATTTTTTCATCCATTGCAAGTAACATTACAGATTCTTGAGTATCAGCTACCCCATATAGTTTTAATAAGTGTTTTTCAAGTACTTCAATTTCTTCATTAGTTAGACCGTACTCAGCCATTTCTTCATACCAAAGTTGAATGTTATTTTTATGTTTAATAAACACATCAATTGGTTGCTCGTCTCCATCCGATTTAAGCCTCATTAATGAATTAGCTGCCGCTACTTCAAGTAAATTACTAGGCTTTACCTTTATAGCTGCTTGATAACCTATCTCAGTAGAAAACTGGAACAAATCTGTTACAGTTCCTTCCCCTAGCATTTCATATAGTTTTGGATTGTCCATATTTAAATTGTTAGGATGAAGATATTTATCAAAAGTTTTTCGAAGTGATCCTTGCCATTCGATTTCTTTATACTCTAGTAACATATCTAACTCTACTCGAATCTTATCTAGAGCTTCAATTGTTAAAAGATCAAACTTTACATTTCCTACTGCCTGACAGTCATCTAAATTAAATTGTGTAATTGGCAATCCATTAGGGGCTTTCATCAATGCATTAGAGTGATAATACTCCTCGTTAAAGAGTATGACCCCTCCAGCATGTATACTTCGCTTATTAATCTTCCCTTCAAGTTTAAGCGCAGTTTCCTTTAGTCCCTCATATTTATCAATTCCATTAATAAATTCTTTCACTGGCTTCCTATTTTTTTCTTTATCTCCATACAGACAGTCAGATAGCGACCAGTTTTGCCCTCTCTCAAAAGGAATTAGACTACTTAAATGTAAACTAATATCCGAATCAATACCCAATCCACGAGCTGCCGTTTGCAGTGCTGACTTAGACCCTTCTGTACCAAAAGTACAAACCTGTAGTAACCGTTCATCTCCAAAATGTTTTTTTAAAGCTTGAATGATACGTGGACGCTTACTCCCTTCGGTATCAATATCGATATCTAAAGCCCCCACATCAGGGCGGCTTCTATGTAAATGTCTCCAATGTGGCATCTCAGTCCCATAAACTAAAGGATCAATTTGAGTTATCCCCAATAAAAAACAAATGTAAAAACCTGAACTACTGCCTCGCCCACTTCCAACTAAGCTATTACCACAATCATCATCCCAAATTATATTTATAATTTCTCTTACTGTTATGTAGTACGCTGACATAGCTTGATTTAGCTTTTGACTAATTTCCCATATCTCACCTAATTCAATATTAATTCGGTTGAGAATGATATGAAATTTCTCTTTTGAGAGTGTGTTACGTGGAACTTTTTCATTAAATCCTTCTTCTATGAGCTTAATAATATATCTATCTTGCTCATTATCCGAATTCGCCATTTTTTCTATGTATTCATATTGTTGATATGCCGGTTTAAACATATGTATTACTTCAAACTTAGGTAATGAAATTTTGGGAATGATCGTTTCGTGTTCTATTGTGTAATCATCAATCATCTCACCAAGATACAGAGTGTTATTCAAAGCTTCTGCTACAATATTTTTATCAAAATAATTCATTCTTTCATAAATCTCATCCACCGTCTGTAAAAAAGTAGCCTCATAAAAACTATCTATTTCCCTATCCCCATCTTTTGCATTCAAAAATGCCTTATGTACCTTTTTGTCATCTGGTCTAAGGTAATGTGTATCTGTTGTGATTATTGTTTTAAGTTCATGTATCTCAGCTATCTTGACTAACTCTTTGTTGACAAATATTTGCTCTTCACTATAAGCAGGTTGCAATTCAATAAAAAAATTATTTTTCCCAAATAAATCGATACACCAATTGATGAATTTATTTAGCTTATCTCTATGTTCATTTGCAGTAGCTAAGTCATTTGTTTGTTCTGCATCTCTAATAGACAATAAATGAATACTTGTCTCTGATCCTAAACAAGCTGTTGAAGCTATAAGATGATTAGGGTTAGACTTTACAACCTCCTCCAAAATCTTTTTATCAGTTGGTACACGTTCCATTGTGCCTGTATAAAATGAATTTTTCCAAGCCATGCTGCTAAGATAACGTAATTGTTTGTGCCCTTCTTTATCCTTAGCAATAAGTAGGAAATGAGGAAACTTAGTAACTCCAGATACGTAATTATTTTTTATATATTCAACATCATCAACAAGATAAATTTCATTTCCCAAAATAAGTTTAAAATCTTGTTGGATTACATTTTTTTCTTTTAACTCTCTAGTTTTTTTAATAGCTTGAACATGAGCAGATACAGATTCATGATCTGAAATAGCAATGCCTTTATATCCTAGATCATTGGATGTTTTGATTAAATCTTCAACTGAATTCGTACAATCCAATAGTCTTAAGTTACTATAATCAGTGTGATTGTGGCAGTTAATAAAGCACATCGTTCTCTCCCACCCCCCTAAAAATTTAAACTAAACTTCTTAGTAAACTCAAAGTCATCAATGATAAATTGATGTTTCCTCTCCCCTTTCCATTCATTCATAGAACATTTCCCAATTAAATTTACACATTTGTTTTGATTATTTGCGAAGGTATCTACTTCTTCTTCAGAGCATTGGGTTTTCAAAAACTCCACGCCCCTTGACACGAATTTAATACCATCTTGTTTCTTCCCCGTAATTACAAAGCTATCATTATGTATTGGTACTTCTTTAATAACTACAAGTGGTTCTTCCACTCCTTTCGACCAAAGATGACTATAACCGTACAACTCTTCAAACAGTCTTTTGTTTACTTTAGTAAATGGAATCTCAAAGTCCACCTCTATGTCATTTAATGAAACTCCCTCAGTAAATAACTCAATATCATCTAAGAATGAAACTAGCTGCTCTTTTGTAATGGAAGCTCCAAATGCTTGAGCATGTCCTTCACAAAAAACAAATCTTCTAGTATTTAATAAGAAATTCCTAAAATCCTTTATATTACACTTCTCATGTCCCCGACCTGAACCTTTATAGACTCCTTCTTCATTTCTTTTCAGTAACAAAGTTGGACGCATATACCTTTCTGATATTTTATTGGCAACCAAACCAGTCAATGAAGATTCAAGGATATCACTTACATTAACAACTAAAATTTTATTTTTCTTTAACCCTTTAGTGTTAATTCTCTCTTCAATCTCATTTATTCCACTATCCCTTAATCTGTTCTGCCTATTTCTCACATTGTTTACCTGTCTAGCGGTATTATCGATAATTGATTCCCATGTATCTTTTCTTTTGTAATATACACTCTCTTCAGACTCAATTAAGGATTTGAAGGTATTTTCTCGTTCTTCTATTGTTCCTACTCGTGTTACTGCATTGATCAATGGAACGATGAAAAAAGAGATATTCGTTATATTTACAACCCCTTTCATTGGATATTCTTGTTTCTTAATTATCTCTGAAAGAAATCTATTTTTTATCTGGTTAAGCCCAGTCTGGACATAGAATCTTGTTTCCAATTCCCTTAAATCCATGGAGTCTGCAATGTTACCAATAGCAACTAAATCCAAAAAATCATCTGCATAATCTATTTCTAAATAATGATCAAGTGCTTTACAGAACTTATATACAATCCCTACACCGGATAAATTCTTATTAGGGTATTTCAATGACAACTGATTGTTTACTACAATTGCATCTTCAGACTCTTTCTCACATAAATGATGATCAAGAATAATCACTGTTTTACTTAAATCTCTTAATATTTTATGCTCTCTATATTGATTACTCCCTGCATCTGGGATGAATATCAAATCTGCATCACTTGGGACTGTTTCAGCAATAACACCATGCATCTTTACTTCATGTACTCTCCATGCAACGTCTGCATTAGGAAAAGCCTTTTTTAAGTAATTAAACAATACGGCAGCGCTGACCATTCCATCACAATCAGCATCAGCTTGAATCCAAGCCTTTTTATTTGATTGAATCATTGAAATAGTAGTTAATGCTGCCTTTTCAATATTGTTCAGTAATTTCCAATCATAAATCACACTTTCATTCAATTTTAAGAATTCCTTTATGTTAGCAATGCCTCTATTATGTAAGATCGTTTCGATCGGATTAAAAAAATAATCATTGTTCCCAATTAATTTATATTTCAAATTTTCACCTCTACCTAAGTTGACACCTCTTTTTTATCTTTCATAAGTTGCTCTAACACTTCTTTTCCTTTATCAGCAGGAGAATCGCTATAGTCTAGAAGGCTCTTTTCATCCCACAGAACATAAGTTCTTACATATGGTGCAAACTTCAATACTTGCTTTAAGACGGTTTTAGCAAATTCATAAGCCATTTCGGAGTTATGATCATAAAACTGCTTATCTGGTGCATAAATAAATTCTTCAATACCTAAAGAAAGTAACATCTTCATTTGATATTTAGATATATAGCCACCACAAGTCGCTACAGAGAAATTATCATCTCCATAGAAATCCTCACACTTTAATACTGATTTTTCCCCCTCAAAAACAATAGCCTTTCTTAACCGCTTAATAGCGTTTTTTGATTTATTTAATCCATATAGATTAAACATGGTGGGATGATTATATAATTTATTTTCTATTATTAGAGGCAAGTATTTTTTACCTGCCTCTATATCCTTGTCTAACATTGCCCTACCACGAATTCCAATTAAATTACCATCTACATCATAATGAGGTATTGATATTCGATCTTCCCTTATGTAATATCCAATATTAAATTTATGTATGGTATCTGACGAAATCCCCTCCTCAATCCAACTCTCATGAGGGAGTTTGCGAAACACACCTAATACCAGAGGATTTCGTATTGGTAAAGAAACTCTTTGTTTCTCTTTCATTTGATACTTTCTTATCCAGTTCCAATCATCTATGATGTGACTTTCCTTTATTACATTGGTTAAAGTAAAAGTCTTTCCAGTAATTGAAGAAACGAGCTTTACCGCTTCATTAAATGATATTTCAATACCTCTTGCCCGATTAGCTCTGATTAATAATTCATAGATATCAAAACTATCTTGACAATCAGTGTAACAGTGAAAAAATTTCACATCGTTGTAATAATAAAGCTTCTGTTTAGCTCCGCAATGGCACACTGTTTGAAATGCTATGTATTTACCATCAATACTTTTTTTACCCTCAGTGCTTCCTAGACGTTTTAATATCTCTGAAACATCAAAATCTGTTAGTGATTCTTTAATCTTGTCCTTGTCTAAATACAAGTGGGGATTCCCCCTTTAAACTATTTCCTCTTCATTTTGTTCATTTTCTGTGTCGTAGCTATAGGTTTGAATGTTAACAGCTTCTATAGGAATCACCTCATAGTCAGAGTTCGTGAGGAAGAGATCTGTTGTTCTTAGTGTTCCCATATCAGCATACAACCACAATTTAACGTTAACATACTCATCTTCTCGATTTTTATATATGTGATAAACCATGTTTGGCGCTGGGGAAAACCCTTTTCTTAGTATTGGCTCTAGAGCTTCTAAGTCACTTTTTGTAGGAAGTAAAGCAATAATAGCCATATCAAGCTTATCAGCCATTGCTTTCGATCCTCGTAAAATAGTGGAATCAGCATCTTTTACATTTTTCCAATCGCCATTTACCTGTGAAGATGTAGATATATAAACTTTATGTCTGTTGCACAGTGTTTTAAGTCGATCAACAAACATTAGCAACACAATATCTTCTCTTAACTTTACTCCTCTTGACTGATTAGCAATTTCTTCAAGTAGTTTTATTGAAATATGAACATAATCAAAAAATATGTATTTCACGCCATGCTCAGTAATAAATTTCCTAATGCTTGTTTCTATGTCAGCAATGTTGAAATTCGGGATATAGTGCATCCATAGCTTGGATCTTTTCAAGACTTTAATTGCTCGATCAATCCTTTTTTCTTCTTCTTCAGTATATTCTCCATTTTTAATTTTAGTTTCATTTACTCCACTTACAAATGCTATTGCTGAAGGCTGTAAGCGCTCTGTTTTCATCTCAGTTGTAATGTAAAGGGTTGGCTCTCTTTCTCCGGTACTTACCCACTTATTTGTAGAAAGATCAAAAATTTCATCAACAGCAAGATAAAGAGCATCTGCCATTGACAATCTTGTTTTACCTAAATTTGAAGGAGCAGATCGCATAAACAAATTCTCAAATTTTGCCCCTCGAAATATTTTATTTAAAACCCCACTTACTAATGGTGCACCATAATCTGGCTCTTCTTTCAACTTTTCTTTTAATTCAAATAGATTTTCTGAAATGTGTATGCTATATGAATCAGAATCAAAGAGAAATCTAGCTCTAATTTCTAATTGTTTTTGGTCAATTATGTCTACGATATCCTTTATGGAGTACTCATCAAACCTTTTTTGCATTTCCTCTTTTTCTCTTAGATTTAGAAGATCATCATCATAAATTTCTTTGATGTCAATACCAGCATCCTCATAGGCTCTAAGCAAACTAAACTTTTTCAATCGGTTATAATGATACTCAAAATTACTCAAATTTGCTGTTTCAGTAGCAGATTGAATATAATCCAGACCTTCGTTATCTTCAAAAATCTTATGCTGAATATCATAGCTGGATAAAAAACTGTCTACTGAAATAAAATCAAGTTCTTCTAGACCTTGGGATATTACATTATTGATTGCACCAAACACAATTTTATGGAATTTTTCCGGAAAATCATCTTTGGTTATCTTATAGCTACCTTCTCTTAATAAATCTGGCTTTTTCATTAAACAGCCAATCACCTGAAAAATACTTACCTTATCTTGTAGGGGCATTCATTGACTCCTCTCTATAATTTAGAAATATCAATTGTTGGCAACCACTCAACGTTTTTTAACGAGGGAGATTTAATTTTAATATGTCTTTTCTTTATTGCTTCTCCCTCAAGATCCCCTACTGAACGCTCAACGTTTCTCTTTAATATGAAGAATTTTTTAGCTTCCTCATATTTATATGGAACGATACCTATCCCATCACCTTCACGACTCTGATTCCCTCTTGTGTCATGAAAATATTTTAAGGTCAATGTTATTCCTTTGTAGGTATAACCATAGACTTCAACAAACTCTTTGATCTGCTTAAGTATCATTCCACTTGGAGCTTTTGTTTTATATAACTGACAGGTATATTCAATAAGTTCTTTTCTATCATCTCTATCTCTAATAAAAGTTGCATAACATTCTTCATGATAATGCTTTGAAGAATGTTTAACGGCTGTGTCTTTCTCAACTTCATTTTCACATTTCGGGCATTTTGGCTTCCTAGCCAATTTAAAACCTCCTATGAAAAAAGGGAGTAGCAATTTACTCCCCCATATTTAATTTTATTCAATTTCGCTCAATAAATCTTTGAGGTCATCCAAAATTATAGCCATTACTTGAACCTGCCGTTTTGTGCATTCAGTTACTTTTTTGTTTGGCCCTAGATGTTTTTCTACTACTTCAGTTACTTGCTCCAATTTTCCTTGTTGTTGCAATTCCTTACCAACATTAGTAATAGCATTCATTAATTCTTCATAATCCAATTCCTCAGATTGTTGCATAGATTTTTGTTCCGTATATGTAACTGCTGAAATCCCTTCTGCTTTCTCTTGTCTCTCAATGGCTTTAATAATTGTGGCTTCAAGATTTTCAGCAGTAAATTCCTCAATATATGTATCAATATAATCAAAACGACTTCGAGCAAAAAACTTATCAGTTTCAGCTAAGTAGGCACTTGACTTAATTACTCTATTTGCTTCATCGACTCCATTTGAGCGCACATGAACTACAATGTCACTATTGTCAATAATAGGAGCTAAAGCACGCTTATCGCCTTTTGGTAAAACTTTTCCTTCATCAATTACTTGGTGTGCAATAAAAACAACGGTAAAACCTGCACCTATTAATTTGGTGATTTCTTCCCAGAATTCAGTCTCATATTCTTTCCAAAGACCGTAGCCGCCACGCCCCTCTGCAATTGTTTCTGATTCATATTTGTTGCAAATATATCGTTGGCAGTAGCGAGATGCTGCTTCAACCTCATCAAAAATAATAGTTTGATACATCTCTTTAACTTTAACTAAAGTTGACGTCTTAGTAAGTTGCTTATTTATTTTTTTAAAGTCGCTCCAACTATTAATTGGAAGATACTTAATACCAGCAATAGCATTCAATCCCTTTTCAAAAGGTAAATAATAAGGTTTATTCATTCGTGTAGCTTGTTTAGTCTTCCCTAAGTTATTACTACCATAAATTGTAATAACTTTTCCTTCTAAGCCTTTTGCGACTGCTGATACTTGTGGATTAAAGATATCAAACACTTAAATAACTACCTCCATTTTTTATTTTGTATTTATTTTAAAACGGCAAATCGTCATCAGAAATTACGGTTTTTTTAGTAGCACTACTTCCTTTAGTGTCAAAGCCTTTTTTTTGCACTTTGGGAGCTTCTTTTTTGTTTTTCTTTTCTTCAAGGTAAATTTCACGTTCAGTTAGTGCTTTTTTGATCACTTCTTTTTTGTAAGCTTTCGCATCATCTTCGTCATATGGAGTTGATCCACCAGTAATTACATATTCACGCACTGTTGTTCGCTTAATTTTTTCTTGGGGCTTGCCAAAACCGCCTTCTATTTTTTTTGTGTTCACATGCACTTCATTAATAATATCACCATATACGAAAGCTGTTGTTCCTGATTCATAGTTGTTTCTAACATATTCAACTGCATGTGGGTCAGCTACAATAAATCTAAATGGAATAATCTTTCCTTTGTATAATGGAATATATGTATCAACAAGAATTCGACCTGTTTCTTCATCATTCTTCATTTCATCTTTAACACTTTTAATATATACTTCCGCTTCGAACTTAGCTCGTGGCTTGAATTCATCATTAGGCTTTAGTCTGTTGATAAAATTAGTAGAAAGTTGAGGATATGTTTTTAACTCTTCTTGAACAAAATATTCATTTACCCCAAGCTTACCAGCAGTAATGCTCACTCTATCAGCTTCTTCTTCGTTATAACTAGCGATTGATTTATATTCATTTTTTACAGTGTTTAAACCTTTAAAAATTCCACTCTCTTTCCCCTCTTGAGTGAGCTTATAAGAGAATACATTTACTGTATGAACAGAGTTTTCATTAATTCTAATATCAATTTCACCAGTGATTGCTAATTTATCATCAACTTTCTTTTCTTCTAGTCGTAGTTCTTGAAGAATCCCTTCAATAGCTGCCTCATTCAAAGCTTCACGTAAAGTTGTTTGATTTTCACTCAATTATTATTCCTCCTATTTTGTTATATACATTATTTTATATATTATTTTTCTTGGAGGACTTTTATTCAGCTCTATCCCAATCAATCACCTCTTTCTAAAAATAATATTACCATATACCAAACCCTATGTAAATACATAATTTTATATATTATAACCTCATCTATCTAGTTCTTGCGTCTGAATAAAAGTTGGAATTTTAAGAATTTACAAAATGTGTATTTTTTTGTATATTATAACTGAATGAGAATATCCTATAATGGAGGGAATTTTGAAAATGTCAAAGATTTCTACGAAGCTAGCAATCGGATTATTTTCAGCAGTATCTGCAATTTCCTTTTTCGCTACTAGTGCATTTGCAGAATACTTAAATGGAAAATGGAATGTTTCTACTGTTTATTATGAAGACTACAACTTAGAGAGCAAATATTCAGATGGATTATGGTACGCTGCTGATAAATGGAATGGTATTTCTAAGAACATTGACATTTATCCTGCCGATAAAAAGAAAGCTCATGTAAAAGTAAAACATCTGTCTAGGAGTGAAGATAACAAACTTGGCTTTGCTGGAACATACGGACTAGGAATCCCATACAATAGTAAAGGCGAAGTTGACAAAAATCCTTATGCATCAGGAGAAGTAATCATTGTCCGCTACTTATGCGATAAATTAGATGAAGGTGAAACAATTAACACAATAGCTCATGAGTTTGGTCATATACTTGGACTAGCTCATACCACAAAATCATTCACAGATTCCATTATGGACCCTAACGATGTTTTTGATGTGGATGGTCCCACAAAATACGATAAAGATAACCTCAAGAATCTGTACAAATAAAATTCCTAGTTAGGAGAGATACAGTGTGAAAAAGATTTATGGTCTAATTATTGCGTCTGCCTTAGTTATAGGAGTTGGTTCTGCTTTGGCATACAAAGAACTAAGTCCTACACCTTCACATAGCCAAGCTCTATCAAAAACATTCAAGAATACTGAAGAAATTGTTAAAGACTCAAAAGTAATTGTTAATGGATCAGTCCCTCAAAAGTATAAACAAGAAAAAGTAGGCAATCTTATCTTTTACGTTTATGAAGTGGAGGTCAATAAAGTATATAATAACCTCACATCTCAAAAGATTGACGTGGGCAGCACGATCGAACTATATAGATTAATTGGATTTGACGCTGGCAGTTCCGTGGTAAATATTGTGGATGAGAAAAATCAAGAAATTAAGCAGGGCGATTATCTACTTTTCTTAAATGGAGAGTATGACGAGGAACTTAAAAAGAACGTTTTAATTCCAAACACTCCAAATCAATTATTCAAATTAAATGAAACACACAGCCTAAACACTCAAGAAAACAACGAATACACAAATGTTTTCGAAACAGAAGCACTTCCTTCTATAAGCGAGAAAGAGCTTATAACTACAATTGACAATTTGAAATAGGGATATTGAGGTACTTCTATAAACGGAAGTACCTCTGTTTTTTATAAGTTAACGATAAAATCAACTTTTCATTTGGTTAAATGACGTATTAATTCTGTAATCAATGCCTTCACTCAATAGTGTATAATTTTCATGAAAATCATTATGAAGTCCAAGTCCTATTGTGTACTGCATACTTATCCCATTTAAACTCTGAAACCAATATCCGATTTCTTCCCCCTCATAAAAAACTATTACTCCCATACCCCAACAGTCCAAGTCAAACTTAAGATTGTGTTTATCAACCACCTCTTTCAATTCTGGATACTTTTTGACATAATAATCAGTCATGCACCTAACTCACTTCCATATAAATTTTTTATCTTAACTAATTCTCCATTGTGACATAGAAATATTGTACTCAAATCACCTTTATCATCAATAACATACAACTCTTCTTTTTGTCCTCTTTTTAATTCATATACCTTTCCTAATGTCACGCCAGATAACGTTTCTTTGCATTCCCAATTAGCAAAAGTAGCTTTCCAGTGTGTAGCCTCGCTAAGACTGTATGTAGAGTCCATGTGTCTTTCTCTTTCCATTTTATCTTGTTTTCCCTTTTACATGGAAATTCTCAAATCCATTAAACTCTCTTATGTATGCCAAAACCTTTTCTACATATTCTTTATATTTATAATTGCTACGTCTAATCGCCTTAGTCAAATACGGATATTCATCCCTTATATCCTTAAAGTAACCTGCTTCCAAAAAATATCTATCTCCGTAGTTATCTCCACCTAGAGTACGAACTATTAGTTTTGTTTGCCTATTCACTTCATCAATCCAAACGCAATTTATCATGTGAAAGCTTTTATCTTGGTCAAATCTTGGTTTGCTGATTTGATAAATGACGCCATTTCCATAGTAATAAACAGCATTTTTATTACTGTATAGCCCTTTAGGAATTGTAACTTTATGATTATCAATCATTTTAGTTTCAAGTTTTGTTTTTTCTCTACTTTCGATAATGTACAATTTCTTATTCACAGTTTTAAATGCGTCATTAATAGCTGACTTAATGATCTTTTTACTAGAATCTTTGATTTGTAATTCATTAACTAATTGACGTACCGCTTTTAAATCTTCAAGATTATTAACCAATTCTGCTTTCAATGTAATCCTCCTTTAGTACTTATTCAACTGTTTCATATGTGGCTTCGAAAATGTCTGGTTTGCATGGATACTTCTCACCTTTTATCCCTGTGATAATCCAATCTCCTATCTCAGCCTTCATTTCCCCCTCCAGCGTTCCAATTACTGCGTAGTCAGTGTAGTAGTAGATATATAGAATTTTGTGACCCACTTTAAATGGATTGGCGAATCCAGCGTTCTTCTGGCACATTTCTACTGTTAACTGTTCAGCCTCAATCACTACAGGTTTTTTACGATATTTAGCCATGATTATTCCTCCTTTGGTCGTCAGATAAAACATCATTTCATTTCATAGTTAGTGTTCCTAATGCCCCGAAAATTTTGAAACGCACGTTCTCAGCATATGTATTTATCTGCATATAATTATCCTTTTAATTGATAGTCCCTAATGTAGCCAAGATACTGGTCACTGATTTCAAATGAAACTCTTATCTTATCAGGATTCATTGGTCTATATTCAATACAACACCCACACCAATATCTATCTTTTAACTCCACAGCCAATCCGTTCAACCATACATCTCTTATCTCTTCAATTACTTTGTCATGTGCTGGGCAAATGACTTTAAACATCAGACCTCCCTTATTTGGTTTCTTTTGTCGCTGAAGGTGAATTAAACATTCCAGCACATCTGATTCACTTTCATTGATTGATTTGGCTAAATAAATTGGGGATATGTATTTATGATTTAGTTTTGCTAATTCCTTGATTTTATCCTCAACTTTCCAAAGAGCCTGATACTTCTCTTTACTTAATATCACCCTCCACCTCTTTTCCCCTCTCTAGCCCTCTTAAATCGTTCAGCAGCTTCTCTTCTTTGTTCCTCTGTCATCTCCCGACCTTTAGTCTTTGACCTAAAGGATATTTGCTTAAAAGTTACTTCTTTATTATAATGTCCCCCATCTTTATCAATCTGAAAAGGCTCTATTCCAGCCTTTCTTAATCTTGTGATAATAGTTGGCTGCAACGTGTAAATTGTCCACATTTTAGTCTCATCATCACATGTCATTACTGTTTCACGCTCAAATGCTGTATAAGAAATATTAAATCCCCCTCTATTTACTTTTTTTAAACTCTTACTCTAATTGCAATCCAGACATCTCTTCTTTAATTTCATTTATTTTGTTTTCATAGTAATTCAATTTATCAATTTTAGCCTTTTCATATTCCTTAATATTTTGTTTACACTGTTGTTGGTAATGCTTAATGCATTCTTCTTTAGTAAAGAAGATATTTAATGATACACCCTTATAACTTCGATATCCCGTATTGTCATAAGGAGCAATAATTCTACTTAATGGTTTGTCTTTTTTATTTAAAGGTCTAAAATGGTGTTCAGAATAATATACTTTTTTACCTTTAGGTAAATCACTATTGCTGAATACCATTACTCTTTGCGGTATAATATGTCGAATTGGCTGTTGATCTATATTGTTAAAACGATAATCACATATGTATACAATATCTCCAGCTTTTAGCTGTTCATTTAATTCGTGATATAGCATTTCTTCACTCACCTTTGCAAAGTTCACTGACAATTGAATGATAATATTTAGGGAATCTCCTTTTGATAGCTTGTTGAAGTAGTTCAATATCCTTATTGTTGTATTTCTGAGGATTAAGCTTCATTTCAACAACAATAAGGTTGTACATCCAAGAAACCAGATTTATTTGCGCTTTGTCCATTAATCAATTAACTCCTTTAGTGACTCACGTTTCATACGTATCTGATCGTACACTTCTTCAGGAATATTCGTCAGTGTGCCGAACTCTTTGAGCCACATATCTTTAAAGTACAAATAATAAAATCGTATCGTACCAAGATCGGGAGACTGTTGTATCCTACGATATAACCACGCTATTAAACTTTCTTGTTCGGTCATTTCATAATCTCTCCGTTACTATTAATCTTGTTTTCACGTATCATCTGCAACTCTAACTCTGTCAGTACTTTTCCATGATACTTAGCCTGTAATTGAATATTCGCCAGTTTTTCTTTTAACTTATGTTCGTATCTGGTTATGAGTCCACGAATCATCTTATTAATATACTTATCTAATTTTGTGATATTAATATCAGATATACCACATGATGAAATTGTAGACCAGCCATGCCATTTTCGTTCTTGCAAACAGCCTTTAAATGCAAATTCCATTCTTTCAAAACGGTCAGTTGGTTCCACAATTACAACTCGCATACCGTTTGGCAGATAAATATGAATATCATCCATCATTCTATTGTCTTCGTCTCCTTTTCTACTTTCATTCCTATGTATCAATATCTTAATAGTAAGAAATGTTACTATTTAGATTGTTCATCTGCATGTCATACTGACCTTGTTTGTACCCATCAAAATAAGCTTTATATCTATCTCTATACACTTCCAGCTTATCTATTGTTTCAAGTAACTTTAGAATGTCTTCACGTGCATGGGCTATAAACTCTGCATCTTCATTACGTAAAACCTTGATATAACTCATATCATCGCCAACTACTGTAACGATCTCGTTACCTTCACTATTCAATAGTGAACAATCATGGCATTCTTTCCATTTCCATGTTCCTTTAGTTGCCCTTTTAATACGTTTACGAATCTCTTGCAATTCTTCACGTCCTAGCATAAAATCTCTTGTTCCCCTTCCCAACGTATTTGCGGTAAAACTTCACATTCAATAAGTTTCTCAATATCTTCGTCATACACTAAACCTGATAAGTGTAGAATTATAACGATTGCATCAAGTAGCGTTTTTCTTAAGTCCTCATCACTCGTATATAAATGAACATACTCATCAATTGGAACTAATACTTCATTTAAATTTGATATTATTTGATTTATTAAGTCATTCCTCCGTTCAATGCGCTTTATCTCTGCTGTTTGCTCTGGATCAAACAAAACATAAGGTCTCCCGCATACCATTGTCATTACCTGATTACCCCTTCTTTAGTAGCTCAGGATTTTCATATATGTTGTCGATGACTTCTGCATACTTCTTCACTCGGAATAATAACCAACTACCACAGCAAAGCTCCATTTGCTCGTTGTAACCTATTTCATAATTGCCATTGACTGTCATCGAACCATGAAAAGGATGATCGCTTATTCGAACAATATCTCCGTCATAAATCTCTTTGCCCTTCCAATCCTCTTGAGTCTTTCCTTTGTTTAGCCATTCTTGTTGCTCTTTATCGGTTAAATCATCCCATTTGGTATTGTCATGGAGTCCGGTATATTGTCTTAACCACGCATCACCGTTCCCATTTGGAGTGAGGGAGAAATGACAATAATCGTTTAGTTTTCCATCAAAGCTCCCATATACAATTCCATTTTCGAAATCGATTTTTCTAGGTACAAACTTTTCTTTTGTTGGTCTATAAATACATTGAAACTTTATCTCTCGCATCTTTATACCCCCAGTAGCTCTGGATTTTCCTAGATATTACTGACGATTTCGAAAGTAGTATTTAGCTCTTCAGCCCTTCCTCTGTATCTCCCAATGCCGTACACATTAAATTCGTTATATCTATATTGGACTTTTCCAATAAATCGTATAGGAGTAGCTTGCCTATAACTTTTTCCTTTAACGATAGCCCCTTCATAAATTTTCTTGCCGGTGCGGTCTTCGAGTCCAGTGTATTGTCCTACGGACTTAGGATCGACTTGATAAGTTACACTTTCGTATCCAATGCCAGTTGAACGTGTCCATCGAGTAATAAAACAATCTCCGTTATCTGATATGATCAGATTCCCGTAAACCCATTTTGGTAAACACTCGATTCCGTTTTCACTAAAGGCTTTTCCTCGAAATTTTATCTCTCGCATTAACTTCCTCCTAATGAATTCCTTCTTTTATTCGATGTGTTCCCACTGCATCACATCTGACAATAAATTCCATCTCTTTCCATATCGTTCTTTCATATATAGATGCAACCATAATGATTCAATTGAGTCGGTGTATGCTTTATTCCCAATATAATCTATAAACTTTCTAACTTTACTTGTATTAGATAGTCCCTCCCAAAGCATATTTTGAAACTGCTCTTGTCGAGGCAACCAAATTTTACATTTCTTCGAACCACACTCATATTTACTTGTATAAATTCCTGAAACCCCACTTTCCGTCATTACGTAGCAACCCGTACTGTTCAGTCTATTTCCATCACCACGAACACAAGCGTGACCACCATAAAACCAGTGAGTTCCTCCTATTGACTCCGCATAATCGTACTGACCTGAAATAACGTATGTATTTGACCTTTTCGTGCAGTCTAAGCACATTTGATCATCACTACAGTTTTTTGGATTACTGCAATAACATGAGGTTGTTGAAATAAAATCTCCAACTTTTGGCTTCCAAACTTCTTGCAATTCTTTAGCTCTCTGACATATTAATTTGTAATATGGTGAAGTATCTATAAATCGCACCTGCCTTCAATCATTTATTCATATTTTTATTTGAAGCTTATTTTTATAACAAAATCTTTCTCAATAGTTCTTTTTTCTTCTCTTCACTAAGAGTGCTATTTTTAATTAGTTTGATTTTAGTTTCGATTTCTTCTTTCTGCATTATGTATAGAACCTGATATTCTTCCGGATACCATTTATAATCGAATTCATACTCAGACAATAGATTTTGGGTCTTTTTTGCAGCCATGTATGATGAATATGTTTTTAATGCGTGCTTCATTATTACTCTATGATCACTATTTCTTGAATCAAATTTTACTGCCTTAATGAGTTCTTCAATTTGTTCCTTTGTAAGTGTCTGATACTGATAAATTCGTAGAAAATAATCTGAGTGAGCTTTTCCTTGAGCTAAGGAATCCACAATCTTCTCGAACCATTTTTTATCTAGCAGCAATGAATTCTTGAGAAAAAGCTGCCACGGTATTTCCAAATAACTCAATTTAGAAAAAGCATCTTGAACATTAAAATTTCTATAGTGCCAATATTCATACCAATATTGCAGATTATTACTATAAATTTCACCATTGCAAACGTACATTCGATTTAAATTTTTAAATATTAATTCTAACTCTTCTTCACCATATTCATATGGCATTTTAATTTCATTAATCCATGTAGGGTATTCAATCCCTACTTCATTAAAGAACTTAATTAACTCCTCTTTTTGATCATAATAGCGAACAAGAGCTACGAACCATTGCGGAGTTCCACTGTAGTAATCAGTTCCATCGTTACATTGAACGAAACCGAATGCTGGTAACACATCTATTAACTTTTCCTTTATTAATTTCATACTAACCTCTCCATTTTTCCTAAATATTTTTTATTTGCTTGTCCTTTAAGCTAAGTTTGTAAAAACATTTTTTGTATATAAATTTCTCTAATTTCATTAACATGTCCCTCAATATTTTCTTGGGCTTCTTTAACCTTTTTATACTCCACTTCATTAGGTCTTTCTATCAGCCAAGATTTCTTAGCTATGGCAGCCACTTCATAAATATTAGTTTTCTTTATTTTAATCATTCGCTATATCTCCACTATTATTTATTTTTACTTTATATAAACTGTTACATATGAAAAAATCTGTGATGGCATGCCATATGATCTTTTAGTTTTAGATACACGATGTTTGACCTTCAAAACTTCAAAATTACCTATCATATCATCTACATAAATATCTATATTCTCACCCACTCTTGGTATTGCATTTGCTCGATACTCAAAACTACTCCCGTCCTCAAATTTCAATTCAATCTCTATAGCAGGTTCTGCCATGTTTTAGCCTCATCTCATAAAATATTCATTTCATCATCTTTTCTACGTAACATTCATTTGAACAAAAATCTCTGGTTTCACTTGGGAATCCCAATACAAGCTTAAAGTTAATATCACAATTCTTACAATTCTTATGTGGTTCTTCTATCGCCTCTTCATATCTTACATATCCATCTGGCATTGCTTCATCTACTTCTACACGGTATCCCTTCCAAAGATAACCCCCAAAAGTTTTCTGCCAGCCATATATGTATTTCTCAAAAATATAGGGTGATACCGTGATGCTCTTCCATCTCCAATTAGGTCTTTCTCTCCATTTAGTTACTTCTCGAAGCTTATCGTCTAATTCTTCATTTCTCTTTCTCAATTTCTCATTCTCATTTTCTAACTCTCTAATACGATTCTTACGCCAGAATAAAGACAATCCTATCTCTCCATTTCAAATGATCATTAGCAATATCCCAAATAACTTATATCTAGTTCACAAAATCATAGTTTGGATGTAATCGATAGAGCGTTCGACTATCAACGCTCTGCCTGGCATATAAGAGACAATTTGCTGTACCACCTTTCCCTCCATCGTATACAGCAATTACTTCACTCCTATAATTTAAGCGACATCGCTCAAAAGTATTTTCTTTACTAGAGTTGGCAATAATCTACCCAAGCTCTTACGCAGTACTTTTTCTTCATACTCTTTCGGAAGGTAATCACTTTCCTCTTTTAATAAATCCTCGTAAATCCGCACATTCAGATTCTTTAATACTACCCCCATTTCCTCAATACCAAATTTTTCATCAAGTATTCCTTCATCAACTAATTTATATAAAAATTTTTCAACCCTTCCCTGTGTTACATATTGCTCAATAAATAACATCTCTGGAGTCTTTAATTGATTAGGGTCTTTTGGTGCTTTTTGTTTTTGTACTTCTCGAAAACTGTCAGTCACCAATTTTACAAATACCTGCTTTCCAAATTTGTCTTTATAGTCAATATTTTTTACGACAATCCCTTCTCCAGTTTCTAAATCACCAAGCCTACCTCCAAGCAATGTTTTGCCAACAAATGACTTAAGATGCTCATATCCCTTATACTCTCCTTGATAAAATACCGGAACAAGATTTAAAACTAGCCGTTCAGCTTCTTCTTGAACTATTGGGAAATCTACATATTCATTTGTGTATGTATTATAAATATCAAATAAGAAAAATTGTTTCTCATAATTTGCATACTTTACCTTATGTGGATTCAGCCATTCACCAAAGTAAATGCCACCAATACATAATTCACTTGGATTAAGTTGCTGAGTCCATTGATAAAAACCGCCCAATGTATTTTCTTCATCTAATTCAGTATTACGTGAGAATGCTCGAATTTTTCTACTCTTCTCATCAAACATAAATGAAGCATTGGCTCCATCGATTTTTTCTTGTATAACAATTTGATCACCCTCATTTAAGACTCCAACTGTAGTTTTATGACCATAACGAATTACATCTATATACTTTTTACGTTCCATTTCAGATATCATCATTTTTAATTTTTTATTTTATATCTATCAGTTAAAATCACTATTTTATCCTATTAGATTTCCCAATCTATCCATTTGCGCTGTTTCGCTTTTATGCATGCTTTTTCCATACTGATAGAATAGGGATAATGATTTTTTAGAATATCCTCTGATGGAAAATAACCAGTTGCTTTATCCCAACACACTACATTGTCATCTAAAAACTCTAAGCCACCTACATACCATCCTGCTGCGGATTCTTGACGGACATTCTGGATTACTTTACTCAAAAGTTCACTCTCCATTCCCTTTTACCATCTCATTTGTTTACTAAGCCATAACTCTCCATTTGCATTAATTCATGTTCACGTACAGTTTTCTCACGTTTGCATTCAGTACAGTAAAGAACAAATCTATCGTCACCCGACACTTCAATATACGAATTAATATATTGGACATGAATGTCATTCAATATCCAACTATGTTTGCATGTTGGTTTTTTTCTAAATATTGAAAACATAATTCCTCCTCAAACAACCAATGTTTATTCGTCTAACATTGACTTTCGAATTTTCTTTACAGCTTTAAAATCACTTTCGTTTAGATGAATTGGATTTGTTGAACGTATGTAGTTAAACCATTGAATGATTGTCAATTTTTCTAAATTAGTTAGATTCAATTTATCACTCCTTTTCTACAGGGATTCTATATAGTAACTTTATCAATGTTTCCATCTCAAAGTTTCTCCAAGGCTTGCGTCTATCAATAAACGCATTTCTATGATAATTATAGTAATTGGACTCTAAATGTTTTTGAGCAGCTTCATGTGTAAGGAAAGTTTGAACGTCCTCTTTTTTCAATGTAGTATCAGCTTTGTACATATCCATGTGAAGGTACTCAATCAATTCGTCAATATGATCTTCATCTTCCCAGTCAAATAAACTTTCACCAGTTACACTGTCTATGTATTCATCATTATTTATAAACTCATCGATTTCTTCTTTATGATTTTCAGTTAAGTATTTTTTTAATTCAGAAATCCTAATGCCATACTCTCCATTTTCTGAATCATTATATGTAGTCTCATAGTCACTTTCAAAATCCCGATCTACAATAACTTCTTTGTAGTCAACCAACACATAAAGATTCGGAGTAGGAACCAGCTCATTTTCTTGCTGAATCTGATAGTCGTTTTGAATTCGTCTCAAAAAATATACTTCATCATTTGTTAGTTCTATCTCAACTTTCATTAGCTACTCTCCTTTAAAATTATGTCTCTATCCGATAATCTTTCGATGACTTTCCCCTTTGTATCTCTCACAAATTTTTTCATCTTCCATTCGATCAACAATAGTAGCTGATGTGTAATAATCTAATCGAAAAACGTTTTGAACCCAACTAATACTTACACTCCCGTTTTTTCTTGCTTGATTTGCTACCTTTTCAAACATCTGGTCTGCTCTTTCTTTGATTTCATCTTGATTCAAACACTTGACAACCATGCAATCATTTCTTAATTTGACTGATTCATTTAAATTCATATGCTCTAATTTCCATCGAAGTGCAGTCTGATCTACTTCGAAATAAACATTACTTTGAATGTGGTCGATTACATCTTCTATGGTTTCAAATTCTTCTACAGTTCCCTCAATAATTGTGAGATACATTTGGTCAACCTCCCCAATTCATTTCACTGTCTTCAATAAATTGCTTGTACTCTTTTTCTGGAACTTCTCGAAGAATCTCACATCTATCAATTAAGAAAGCTACGTCATCAAATCCTTTAATAGAACTTGGAAGAACCAATGCCTCAAGTAAAACGCTATTTACTCTATCTTTATAAGAGAAATCAAATACATCTTCAATAAAACCAAAATAAAGATAATCATTTTTAGGTTGAGCCTCGGCTCCGATTATATATTCAAATTTTTTATCATAATAACTGAAATATTTTCCATCTTTTTTCTCTACAAATTTATAAAACTTTTTATCTGCAAAATATTCTCCTTTGTTAACTTCAATTCCGTTTTCAGGTCTTTTAGTAATACCAGCCAATGTTCCATCAGATTTGATTTTATAGAATTTATTTTTTAGTTCTATGTATTTAATAGGGGTTATTGAAATTTGAGTAATAATGTCTTCTAAATTATTGAATTCAATATGTAACGGCTTTACAAAATAGATTTCATTGTGAAATAGATTGCTAATTTGAATAATGGCGTCTTCTAATGAAAACTCTTTTGTTTCATCGAAAACCTTATCAAGATTGATCCCGTACATGCCCCCCAAATGATTTTTGAGTTCATCATAAGAGTTAATTTCTAGCTTCATGCAAGAAAGCATAATTTTTAGAAACTCTGTTTTTGATATCTCATATCCTTTATCTTCATATTTTTGTACTCTTAAAGCTGATACCACTGGGTACAATGTATCAGGATTAAAAGTTAACTGGCGCTGTGCATTATGTCTTAAAAAATCTTCATGCAAGATAAATGAGTCTGTATCAAAATCGTAGCAGCCCATGCAGACAGTAAAATCAAATGCTTTGAAAATTTCTTTTGGTGATTCATACATCCTATCGTGTATTAATTGAATTTGTAGGCTATTCTTCAACAGCAAAATAGATTTCTTTGTTAACGAAACAACATAAGTGCCTGTTTCATCCCAAAGTGATTCAAGGAAATCAATCATAGATTCTTCATTTCTAAAATAAACATCCAAATCATTAATTTCACGATTGCAAAATAAGCTTGTGATCGTACCACCTGCAATATAAGCTTTAGTTCTTTTTAATTCCCCAACTAACTCTTTTCCTAGATAATTGTATAATTTGCTCTTTTCAAATTTAAACTCCAAATCTACACTCTCCTATTTTTTTATTTTATATTTAAAATCTTTTGTGAAAGTTACTTAAATATGCTTTCCATCTACAATAACTGTTACTGTTCCCTGTTGTATTCTTGTTGGTATAATTTCTGACGTTGCTGAAGTTGCGATGTCATAATCTTTTGGTTTCGATCCGACTAGTGAATCACGGACGCAATCGTCAACTAAATATGTAAGATAACCGTTACTTTGAAGAGCTTCCATTACTCTCTTAATTTCTTGTGGAACAAACACTCTTCTTCCCTCCTATACGCCTATAATGAAATTCATGTTTTATTTGTTATCAACAATAATCCATGCTCCATCTTCTAATAACGCCTCTACCACTAATACAGGATAAAATATGCTATACTTAGCACCTTCACACTCCCAAGAAATCTTATATTTTTCCCCATTTGGTTTAACAGAAAAAATAGTGTCATCTGCTGTTTTGTCCTCTTCTTTATTGAGTTTAAATTGAAAATTGTCCACTTTCTCAACTCCCTATGCATGGCTATACTCGCAACAATCTGCTCTGCCAACTTCCTATTCTAGACTTTCTACTACTTCTTATTTTTCATTAATTCAATTGCCTGATAATAGTTCATGTTCATCCCTCCTCATTTACATCATCAAGCCAATCCTTAAACAATTCCCCAAAACTCAATTTTTTATCCCCAATAAAAGCACCTGGTTCTTTGTTGTCGAATGTAACTTCTAATCCAAATTGCTCACCTAAAGCAATTGCACGTTGCTTTTCAGTATCAGTCATAATATTCCCTCCACTTCTTGTCATCGGCAGGATCAGGTTTGTATTCTGTGCTTAATGCCAACAAAGCTCGATAAAGAACATTAACCTTAGCTCTAACAGTGTCTTTGCTTTCATTAAATTCATATATGAAATCAAAAATTGTTTGCTTCGGATCGTAATAATCATCTTGTCCATGCAACAAATCATATGCAGCTTCTATATGATCAAAAGCACTTTCAAGTTCTTTTCTTACATTTTCGGATAGCATTTTCACACTCCTCAAAAAAGACATTTTGTTTTGTATGTAATCTATAATTCTTATACGAGACTCCTTTAAAGGTATCTAGTGGTGAGGTTACGTTAATTGTTCCATCTTCATTTATTCGGGTCACTTGCTCCCCCCAGTACTCTTCTTCATCATTTGAAATTACTCTGTCACCTATCCTCACCCTTACATTTGTTCCTAAATAGTAAAGTTCAATTCGATCAGCAATTTTGTAGTTTTCCTCAAGTTGTAAAAATACATTGCCCAATGTGTTGTTGAGCTTTTCATTGCAACTTGGATCATCTAGCATCTTTCCGATTTGCTTTAAATGTGCTACATATTTCACCATCGCTCCCTCCTATCTAATGAAAGCCAGATTTTATTCTTTGCCCGCTATTCATGATTCAACATTTATTTTTTATTTTATATAGTTTATTTTTTAATTCATAAATTTCTCTAGTTAATATGTTGTATTCAATCTGAGACTCTTTAGTTTCATTTAGTTTAGATTCCTTTCTTTCAATTTCTCTCTCATATAATGAAATTAAATCTTTAGTAGAAATTAAATCTGTGCAGTCCCAAACCTCACTCACATTATCACCGCCCTTTTATTTAATACATATTTTTATTTTATATTACACCTTCTTTCCAAGCTTGTAAACACCTTTTAGTAATTAAAAAATATTTTCATTCCTCTACCCTTGAAATCAACACAAAAAAACCCTCAGAGTCTATCTGGGGGTTCCATTTTTATTCTCCATATAATTCTTTTATTATATCTAAGTTTACATACTCGCCAATCCGAGTGTAGTTGTAATCATATACACCAGCAGAATGTACTTTTGGTATATTGAATTGCTGACAAATCTCAGCTATCTGTTCTTTTCCTAACACACCATCTCTTTTATAGAGTTTATGCCCCATATAAATCATGCCAGATCTTATTACTTTTAAAGCAGTTATATTCTGAATACCAAAAAACTCTCCAAGTGATGTCAAACGTCTGGATACAACATGTTTTTTTACTGCATCTTCATGGACAACTCTAGTTTTGGCTGGCTTTAATATATAACCTGTCTCTAGCAGCTCAATACCTTCTTTTTTATTTCTAGTTGTTTCTGAAAATTCATTTCCGTTTTTCTTAATATATTCTGATTCAAAATAAGCAGCTTTTAAAAGTTCGATTAATTTATCAGAAATAGTAAGCTCTCTTTTAGTGCCATCTAAATCAGTCAGCAAGACGATGTTTCGTTCAAAATCTATTTCATAGTATTTTAAGTTTCTGATCTCGCAACTTTCTTTTCCTGCTATACCTTCGAACAGGGCTAATGGAATAACTGCATCCTGCTTATTAACTGCATAATCAACAATTTCTTCAATCGTTTTCTTCGAATAATATTGTTGCACGCTTTCATCTACAAACTGTCTTGCATATCCTTCCACATGTTTTAACATAACTATTGGATTAATATTATTTTCTCTATACCCATTCTCTATAAACCAATGAATATAGTTTTTAACAACACTTATATTGGTTGCACTAACCCATGCACTACGAGGATTTAGATGAGTAAACAAATCATCTAAATCTCCTGCATTAAAATTTCCTAATTCTTTTTCCTTTTCTTCTTCAATATCTTTACTTGCTTTAAAAATCCTAGCGTATACCTCATACGTTTTTATACTGCTACTATACTGATCTAAAAAAGCTTTTTTATAGTTTTCGTTGTAAAAACCATCTTTATACCTTAGATTAGACATCTAATATCTCCTCTTTAGCGTTAATTTTTTTAAACAAGTTAAGTATTTTTTTCTTAGGTTTCGAAACCATGTTCTTATTTTGGTCTAGAATGCCCACCTCTTGCCATAGTGGATTGCTACGTGAGAAATCAAATTTACTCAAAATTTTTGTTATATCACTTATAGGCAGACCTAAGTCATTTATTTTTTTAGCTAGTACTACATAGGCGTTAAACATATGGTTTTGATTTACAACAGTTTCTTTTTTTGATTTGTCTACTTCTGTTATAAATTCATTAGGGTATTTCATAGCAATAGAGTCAAAAGTCTCTTTTAATATATTTACGACATTTTTAGCCTCTATAATATTTGTTGGATGAAAAGTTTCATCTATTATTGAATCTAAAACATTAAAAGTTACCAATTGATCAGAAAAAAGCGAGTCACTTGAAGATATTTTATCTCCTATCACACTTTCCTCTCTAAGTTGCTTAACGACATAAGAAGAAAAACTTTGACGCATTTCTGCTAATCTTGAAGCACTTTGGCTGGTAAAAGTATTTATTTGAGAGAATAAAATTTGAGCCTTTTTTTCACTATAATTAACTACTCTTAAACCAAATGTCATCTTGACATCAGGATTTATTTTAAGAGCATTTACTACAGCCATTATCCTATGAAATCCATCTATACAATCTAGCTTAGTTCCCTCAGTTACAGTTAAAGTCCTACCCTTTCTATCAAAAAGAATCTCTTGTCCAGAATCAGATGAGTTTAATCTTGCATTTAATATAATGGTTGTTCTAACTAATTTCCCTGCTAAAATCAATTTTGTAATGTCTTTCAGTGCTTCTTCGTTTATCTTTGGTACTTTTATAATCCCTGTTGGTGAATTGCTTGATTTGATTATTTTCGCCTCTCGTTGAGTTTCGAAATTATACTGTATGATGTTACCATCAATTAATTCTAAGATTTGTCTTTCAGTAATAAGGGTATCATAATCATCCAAATCAGACTGTATTGCCTCTGTGAAAGTATACGGTAATAAACTTTCGTTTTTTACCCTTTCAGGAGCATACTCTATTAATTTTACTTCATTGATCTCATTCTGAGTATAATAATTTTGTACTTTTAATTTTGCTTTTAAATCACTATCATCACTAATGAATTCTCTTATGTAAATAAGAAATAAACATAAAACGCTATTCTCTACTTGATCCAAAGGGGTTTTCCCATTTATTATACGCTGAGTGTCAGCCAATCCTACTCCATGAGTCGATAATTTCTTTTTAAATAAGTGAACTGTTTTCTTACTATTTTTGATCTCTGCTATGGCTTTGTGCAATACTTCTTCCACCATATCTCTGGTTACGCCAATTTGCATTTGATCACCTTCTTCCAAAAAAGATATATAAATTTAATTATAGTCTATTGTATATTCATTATACAATTTAACATAGTGTAATGACAACAAAAATTGACCCCTTTATTACAGGGGTCAATTAGTCCAGTTAATGTCTGACTCTAGCACTCTATAAACACAAGAATAATCTCCGAATTCCAATTCAATAAATTCGCAGTCTAAATTTAAATACGAAAGCATCATCTCAGCGCATATGGCTGGCTCTACGCCCTCAAGCTCTTCTTCCTCTCCTAATTTCAAACGGACATTCATATGTATTTCATAATGCGTTACTTCATCGAACACTTCTTTCCCTACTACAGTAGCCTTAATTACATCTAATACAATATCTGTTCCACTTGTGGTTCCTACTATGACATGTTGATTTGTTATCAAGCCACAGAAGTCAAAGCTAGAGTCATCAATTTCAAAAGAGAAAACTCCATTTGCATACATTATTTTATTTATATGGTCTTCTAGATAAATCAACATTTATATATATTCTCCCCTCAATGTTGGTTTAATAAAGCTCTTAATTACGTTGAATCTTTATTGGTTATTTATTTTTTAATATATTTTCAATTTTAACTGATATTTCTATTTCTTTATTACTATTTACATTTAAACACACATCCAAAAGAAATAAAATACATTTAAAAGGGAATTGTTACGACATAATTCGACATTAATTTCAATAAAAAAACCTCTCAAATAATATTGAGAGGCTTTAAGGTAGTTATGTACTTCTATGGTCGTTCTCCTGCGTCCATTAATGCCACTGGTCGCTCACCTGCATCTGCGCTTACTGCTGTTGCTACCGAAACAAGGCACAATACTGCAAGCATTGAAAGTAATAGTTTTTTCATTTATGATCACCTCCTTTCATTGTTTTTATATAACTTATATAAAAACTCTTTTTGATTATCATTTGCGTTTTCAATATTCTTACTTAATAAAGCGACTAACTCGCCAAACTCAAGAGTTAAATTGAGATGAATTGCAATTCCTGCTGATTCTAATAATCTACCTATTCCTTTTTCGAACGCTTGATTTTGTATATGTATTAACCCTTCCGCTCTTTTAAACTTCATAATTTTAAAGGCAAGATGAGTTTTGTCATTCTTATCCAAATTTAAATGTTGATTGCACTTTTCCATTAACTTTAGTGCAGAATCTATTTGACCTGTTTCCGAATATTTTTCAAGAACTATAGCAAGTGTAGATTCTTTAGTGGGCGAAGGAGTTCTCAATGCAATTTCAATTAGCTCATCAGCTTTGGTCATGTCACCAAGATGTATCTGTGTAATTAATTGATTAATTATAGCTTGCTCTCCAAACCCATTAATATTTTTATATTCATTAATAACTTTTAGAGCCTCGTTATACTTATGAAGTCCATTAAGAGCAAATCCTTTTGAGACTAATGCAAAACCAAATTTATCCTCATTCTTCTCTTTTGCTAATTCTTCTAAAGTAACTGCTGCTTCATATAACTTGTCCCATTTAAAATACATCTTGTAGTAAGCACAAACCCGTTCATAAGCGACTAATTGCTCGTCCTCTGGCATAAATCTTATAAAATTTTTCATTAAGATAAATCGCTCATGTACTTGTTGGGGATCGAATCTGAGCAAGTAAAAAATTCTAAGGTAGCAAACTGCCAACTGTGGAGAGAAGCTTTTTTCTTTTTCTGCAATGAGTTGATATAAATACAGTGCATGAGTATATTCTGGTTGTTTGTAGTTTACAGTGCTTGGATCATAAGGGTACTTTTCTTCTGCATGAGAAAATATTTCTTCCGCTAAATCAAAGATAACTTTTGTATTTTTTTCATTGATAACTTCTTCAATCAATCCCGATACAATATCGTACAGTGACAAGTCTAAGCATCTTTTAATAAAATCTTTTGTTTTTCCCTCTATAAAAGTACCACTTTCATTTTTCTTTGTTTTCCTTCTTAACTCACCCAAAAATAAAGGATAAAGGATAAAAATAGCCTTCTGGGAGACATAGGATAGATGTGATGGAATCAATCATTTCTACATTGAATTTCCTATCAATTGAATCGCTAGGTCTTAGAGTCCTTGTAAGATTAGTTACATTATCTATCCCTAACAGCTCAGCTAATTTGTTTAATTTTAAGCCTTGAGATTTTCTTTTAATATTAATCTCATTTCTTAGACGTACTTGCAATTCTTGATAATCTGAATAAATCATAAAATTACCTCCACAACCAGTTAATCCCTAACACTTTCATTATAACATAAGGAATCTTAATATACAATATTTTATTTAATATATTGTGATTTCTTTCTCATATATCCAAATAGAGCAATCATTACTAAGCAAACGACTACCCTTTTAGCTAGAGTAGTCGTAATAATCCCCTGCTCGATAAAAATTTCCGAATGAATCTCTATTAGGAAATCCTTCTTTGTGAGCTGCTTTTATTTGCATGTTTACTCCACAAGCATGGCACCACGTTTCGGACGAATTTTTATAAACATAATGAACGCCCTTATTCATACATATAGGACATTCATATCTTAATTTGTAGCGTTTTGTCCCGCTGGAATCTTCTTTAATTCCTGTTGTTAGATAGTCTGAAACCTGAACAACATTATCAGGAACAGTATTCGTTTGATTATCTTGATCTTCTTGAATTACTGGAGATTCATTATTATCTTGAAGCCCTTTAATCATTTGCCCTCGAATTTCTTCGCTATTAATTTGTTTCTCTTCTGTTTGCTCTTCTTCTTGCTTCATATTGGCAAAGAAATGGCTGTAAGCCTTACCTATCTTTTCAAACTCTTTTACTGTTTTCAAAATATCTTTATCAATACCAAATAAATTAAACACATTTTGCACGATCACTAATTTTGAAAGGCTATCAGTTTCTTGTAACTCTAGTTCAGTTTCTTTCCCCTTATCATCTTTAATGGAAATTTTAACTATTAATGCCATCTTATAACCACCCCGCAAATGATTATAAGTAAAATGAGAGCGCAAGGCAATAAAAACAGTATTTTATCCTATTTAATCTTAATCCTCACAATACCAGCTATCATTTTCTTTTCTATATGAATCACCTTCTAAGAATTTTATAAATCCATCAGGATCATTCCCCATATCACAACTATCTATATACATATCGATAACAGAATTATTATAGATTTTTTTCTTTCCTAACCAATCACGTATAATCCTATCGGTTTCCATAGCTACTGCGTTTGCTTTAGCATTCTTGATAACAGCTTCTCTTATGTATTTCGGAACCTTCATTTTATTTCCCCTATTGGTAACGTTTTTTATTTAAACTCCAGTTTATCAAAAATTGAATATTAATGTTCATGAAGACATCAATTCCTGAATCGCTTTCTTATACCGCTTAATTCTACTGTAGTCTTGGTCAGTTGGATTGGATATACGTGTCAAATCGCAGTTATCTTCTATATCCTCCATTTTTACTTTCCTTGCAATCGGGTTACATTTTGCACGCTTAATAAAGTCCACATATGTTTCTCCGTCTTGCCTTGTCAAAGCAATTACAGCATCAATAACACTCTCTGTAAAGCCAGCTCGTATCAGATCATGTGCATTAACTTTTGTATCCTCGATAACATCATGCAGCACAGCAACGATCATTTCTTCTTCAGTACTCATTTTCAGCATCACTTTTAACGGATGCAGTATGTACGGATTACCACCTTTATCTACTTGACCAGCATGTGCTTTAATAGCTATAACAATCGCTTTTTCCAATGTTCCTATCTGAAATTCATCTCCTTAAAAATTTCTAATTACACCTTTAAAATTTTCTTCTTTAAGTATCTTATCTTCTCTAATTAAAATTTTACATTCAATACATTCATAATTTCTAGATTTTGCTCTTTTAAGCACTTTGTAAATTTTAGCTTTCGGTATAAACATTAATTTTTGAATAAATGTTGCCTTTCTAATTTCAATTTTAAAACCATACTTATTTGCAATTTTTATTAATGACTCACTGTCAATATGATCAGTAACAAAATATACATTCATTTTAAGTTCTCTTGCTCTATTAATTACTAATAAAGCAGATCGAATATTTCCTGAACTACCTAAATGTAATTCTACGTTCTTGGAAAGTGGATTATAAAAACTGTTCTTATCAGGCATTTTCCATTTTCTTTTACTAATAAATAGTATAGTTACATTAAATACCAGAAAAAAACATAACACAGATACTCCAATGCTAAAGACTATTGTAAAGATTGTTTCAAAACTATCAATTGAAAATCTACTAATATTCAAAGTAATTAATAAAGCCAACCAAACAAATACAAAATAAAGTGTAAGTATTGCCCAATCAGTTAATTGTTTCATCGTACCACCCTTAATCATTTATCTTATGAGATTTGCTTGCTATTAAATCTCGTTATATTTTTATTATATTCAGTGGAAACGCTGCGATCTTCCTCCGGTGTTTTCTCCTCTTAAAATCCCCATTTCATAATTTCTCACTAGAATACATTAAACAAATATGCCAAATTCTTTAGCTTTTGTAATGACGCTTATTGAATCTTTAACTTGATTATCGATAGTTTTTTTATAAAACTCTGGATGTCTTTCCTTTACAGTAATGAAGTTGTCCATCACGCCAAAATCGATGTATTTAATGGCTCGATCTTCTTCAATCCATAGAATATGTTCTCTTTCTTTTAAATCAGGTAATTGCCAGCCAAGTTCTGCATATTCTCTAATTAGTTCTTCCACTTGTGTTTCTATGCCATCAGGAAGAGTTTTATTTATTGTTAAATAGTCACTAAGAGTAATACCTCCTACTTTCTCCATTACAACATATGTGTCATGAACATGCGCATACAATCTTGGAGTGAATTTTGATTCTTGTAAAGCTTCTAACGCCACATAATCCTCAGTATACGAACGTCCAATAAAATACTTAATTACATAATCGTCCCCAAGTTCAAACACTTTCCCATGATTTCCTTCACCCAACAACTTTCCCATTTTATTATCCAACAGATGTTTCAGTTCTTGTTCGGTCATGTCATTATAAAGATTCATTTCCTAGCTCCTCTGTTTAGAATTTAGAATACCTATTATCGTTTCAATAAAATACCAATTTCATTACTTATCTCGCAAAATGATAATTTTTGTGATATAAGCACCTTATCATTTCTGTCATTTGAGCTTGAGAATAGCCATATCGCAAAAGAACATTCTTTTTAATTCTAACAATATCCATTGAACATTTAATGTTATCTAGATACACATCATTTGCAAATCTTTTTCCAAATTCATTAACCTCTTTGCTCATTGTGTGAGTGTGTTCTTCTATCAAGTATAATGCATCGACTATTTCCATTGCTGCTTTCAAACTAATATCCTTTATTTCTTGGAAATTGTTAATGAAATAATAGGATTTAGAGTATCTGTATCCAGTTTCATTAGCAAAATTATCTCCATGCTCAAACCAATCTTCTGAAATCAGATGTTCGTCTATGCAATGTTTTAAATCAAATTCTCGTTCTAAATAAAGATATTTAGCTACATCAAGTACACAATTGAAACCGGGCGTAGTAACAGATTCTTTTTCAAGAATTTTCTTTTTATCATTGGAATAAGTTTCAACATACACTAATTCTAACATAATTAATCTCTACCCCCTTAAAATCGCTGTTTTAATTGGTACTATATCTCTGCAAATGTGTATCCATCTGAATCCTTATTGAACTTAAGTATTGGCAATCTACGAACAACAACTAATATTTTATTATCGCCCATCAAGTAAGAATATGCCTTGTCTCCATGTTTCAAATCATCATACTTTTGATAGACCAAATTTCCTTCCAGTTTAAAAGATTCTTTAAATTGCTGTATTAAACTGGCAATTTGAGATTTGTTTGGCTCATTTACTGAGGCAGTATGCACTGGGTATCCATTGATATGGACAGTTGTAATAATTACATTTTTCATCATTACTTATTCACTACCTTTTAATTAAATAACCTTCATTGATTTTTTAGGTTTTCAAGCATTTCATCGTAGCATTGCTCATAGTCAGAAAATCGATAAATAATATCTAGTTGACATGTCTTTTCATTCATAAAAATCCTATGAATTTCCCCACCTATTCCAACTCGATCATGTTTACAATCATCTTCTTCTTTCTGTTGTTTCATAAGTTTTATAAACGCATCATCTAATCCATTAACTTGTATTTCATCATAAATCTCGAATTGTGTGTTTGGCTTAATTGCTGAACAATAAGGAAATTCTTCCTTTTGAAAGCCTGATGTACTTCTGTATGCATAACCTTTAAACTTTTTCTCTATTTGGGAGTATCCAAATTGATATATTGTACTGCTGCCGATTGCATAGTCATACTTTTGGTATAATCTAATAAGATTCTCTGTTGTAATAGTACTTAAAAAACTAATGTCAGTAGCTATAATATTACGTTGAACTTGATTTACCCAATCCATTATTAAATCAAGGTTCCCTGTACCACAAATTACACTTCTCAAGTGAGGTATCAGAAATATTTTACTAACAAATTTAAATGGTCTTCTATTTTCATTTAACGAAAGAGTATCCATGCAAACAATGATACGTTTTTCATCATAAATAAAATTAAATGCGGTCAAATCTTCCATCCTCCCACTTTATAAAATATTGATTTTATTTAAACATCTGACCAGACAAGAAGCCTAATGCCATTTGTGCAATTGCTCCAGCAATCCAACTATGCCTTTCAATTTTTTCTGAGTATTGTGCCAAACTACCTTTCTTTACTTTTTCACTGTCTTCGAATAACTCCTTTATTTCATCAATCATTTGACGTAGTTCTTCTTTAGCTTCTCCACCATGTTCTTCAATCATTTGGTCAACTGCTTCAAAGTTAAAAGTGTTTACAATCGAGGCGTTACCTTGAGTCCCAACGGTTGAGCCATAAATTGAACCAATATTAAAGTTCATTGTTGTCACATTTTTTTCTAAGTCTAATGCAGATTCTTTCTTTACTTTAACTTGATAATGAGACTTTATCCCTGGAACCCCTTCATAATATCCTCTGTCTAATACTATATACTTTTCTGTAAGACCATTTCGAAGGGTTCTCAAAAGTTTATCCCCCTCTTCAATAGGAAGACTTTCATCATCAATAAATATCATCTTTGGTTGAACGTGTGCCTTAATATTCTCAACCATTGAACCATCAGCTTTAACAAGTGTAACTATATCTTTTGCCAAATTCCCCAACATACTTCATTCCCTCTTCCCAATAAAATCAAAGTTTCATTATGTACTTAAAGCATAAGCATTTATATCACTATTATATCAGTTGTTAAAGATATCCAGATAGCACTTATTTATTAAATAATTGAGAACCTATAAAAAAGAATATTGCAACAACTAATCCCATTAATATTTCCCTCCGTTATACCACCATTGTATTTTCAAAATTCATGTTCGCTGCTATTTGATATGGTTGTAATCCAGTTGTTACCTTTCTATCAATTAATCCTACACTTACCATAATTGCATAATTAACTTGTTCCATTGTCTTTTCATCAAAATGAGCAACTTTTTCAATTAGACGTGCCTTATCTATAGTACGTATTTGCTCCATTAGTACTACACTATCATAATCGAGTTCATTCACTACCGCACTTGCCGCTACATGAGTTGGTTGGCTTACCTTTTTAATCTGAGCAGTGATCGCAGCAACAATAACTGTTGAGCTAAAACGATTTCCAATATCATTTTGTATAACTAATACTGGTCGTTTCCCACCCTGTTCTGATCCTGTATTCCCAAAGAGATCAGCCAAGTAAACATCTCCTCTTAGAATCTTTCTATGATCAACCTTCATTTAATCATCTCCATATAAAATATATTTTTAATTTATATAATATAAAATTATGTAATTACCCTTACCTAAATAATACCACCACACTCTATCATATATCAAGTAAAAATAAAAAATACCTGAGTGTTTACAGGTATTTTAATTACTTTATTTTTAGTTTTGATATTTTTTCAAAATATCCATTGCAGATAATTTACTAGATGGTTTACTCTCCTCAGTTTCATTGGCAACTCTAAGTTTTTTAAAGAGATTCGTAGACTTAGCTTGGAATTGATTTTCTCTTGAAAAGATTTGTTGTATCTTGTCTTTGTTTTTTTCAATTTGATTATCAATTTGAGTTAATCTTGAATTGATCCACGGTAGACCGCTTAACACCGTCATTATTTTATTAGTTTCATGATTAGAATAAAACCCCTCAAAAAGATCAATTGGAGTACCTTGGTTAAAATAAGAGAAGATTAATTCATGATTAATATGTTGCAACATGTCTTCTTTGCCATCAAAAATAACTGCTGCTCTTGTAACAAAATCTTTAGGGACAGGTACGTAAATAGATTTCTGCCATTCTTCATGGATTCGATCGGCAACTAATTCAGCAGATATATTAAATGTATTGTTTACTGTAGAAAATATATCAAACTCTGAGAAAGTAAGTATTCCCTTTGTCTTGAAAGTAGTTTTAAAATCTCTTTTGTCAAATGTTCCATTTTTAGAAGCTTTTTCGGTATAGCCATGTAGCATGGCTAAGTGATTAATAACCGTAGTATTAGTAAGTAAATAAATCTCACTTTTAGTACCTATATTGCTATATTTTTTAATTTGATTATTATCTAACGGAATAATACTAATATCTAAACCAGACAGCTCCCCAATTGTATCTAAAGTATTAGCCTGAATATTATCGACTTCAGACAAATCTGGAGTTGCTACAATAACTGAGTATGTTTTTTCTGGCATCATTTGTTTCATGAGTTCTACTAACATTGGAGTAATTGCACTTCCAGTACCTCCACCAGATGAAGTTGCAAAAATTATTACCTCAATAGAAGGGTTTGAAAAATGTTCAACGATCCATTCTATGCACATTTTATAATGTTTTGATAATAAGCGCTTGGCTTCGTCCCTATCATGACCTACCCCCTCACTTCCTGGTATTCGTAATTTAAGTTGAACGTTATCCAGTGAATCCAAATCTTGTTTGGAGAAGTTTATTGCTCCAGTGACGAATCCAGCCTTTGATGCTTCATCCGCAATATTACCTCCAGCTCCCCCACAACCAATAAAAGCTATCATTACTCTACAACTCCTTTAAGTGAATTATTAATAGCTTGAACCCCATACTTAGATAGATAATAAGACCTTTTACCATTAACCATTGTAGATATTTCAATTAAACGGCAAGCAATCAACCTATTGACTATTCTTCTAAGTACGGCAGTACTAAAGTTTGTATCCTCCATTATTTTATTTTTATTTTTTGCCTTAAATGAAGCTGTTGCTTTTACATCAAATAAACAACCTAATACCTGAAAATCTTCATGGGTTAAGGCATTTACTACTTCATTAAAATAATCATTCATATGTCATTAGCTCCTTGATGGTATTCAAATATCCAAATATCACAACGAACACTTGAATACCACGAATTATCACTATGTATCCATTAAAAAGAGGATTTCATTAGAGCTTATTCAAGTTGCCATTTTTGTCCATTTTAAAGGTTTTTGTGGGACGTTTAAACTCACTTTCCCCATTAAGCTCTCTTACCGTCGATTTCGTATCAAACAATAAAGAAGCAGCTTCTATACGTTTTTTCATTTCTTTTGCTTCTTTTGAAAGCTTAATGAAACGTTTATCTTTCTCTGCAATTAATTCATCTTTCATTTTATCTGAGCCTTGTAATGCTTCTATTGTCTGTTCAGATTGAGTAAGATGTTTTTTCAAAAATTCAATTTCAACTCTTTGAGCATCTAGCATCGAAGTCAATTCTTTATTCCTCGAAACCCATTCAGCTTCCTTATGAGATATGTTTTCTGCTATTTCTTTGATTTGATGGGTCATCGAAATCTCAAACCAATTCTTTAATTCCATAAGGTTATTATCAATTAAATTTTTACTTTGATTGGCTTCATCTTTTTTAAATAAGAAGCCTCTATTATTTGTGATAAGATCAAGCGTCTTTGAATCGCATTTTTCCTTTAAGTTTTGATACCATCTTGCGTGAATTTTACTTTTAGTTAATCCAGTTAAATCAGCCACTCTTTGGAAGGCTTGCCCTAGTGTTTTATCTGTATGTACAAATGCTGTGACTGTATTAATTAGTAATTCATCTGTCGCTGTATCCCAATCCGCTAATTTATTAACTGCATTGTTTTTCTGTTCTTTGGTGGCTTGATCTTCTATATTCAAAAGATAAGTTCTCACTTGTTCTGCTACAGGAGAATCAGTTAGTAGCATCCCTATTCGTAAAATTGCCCTGCGTGGAATGACTGTTAAATAGGCTCTAGCTTTTATCTGGACACCGTGTCCAGATATTACTTTTTTAAATTGAGATAAGCTTTCCTTTGAAAGAACTTGTAAGCCATCTGTACTCAATTCTTCTCTGTGCCTTTGACTAAGCTTTCTAATCACTTCAACATCGACATTGTAATATTCTGCAACTTTTTCAAGTGTGGAATGTTCACCGTCAGGCAAAAGAGATAATTCCTTTACACGATTTAAAATATCAACTCTTCCTATGTATTTATCCCTTTGGTCTTTTGAACCCTCTAATAATGCTAAATGTCTTGCACTAACTTGTGACATACACATTCACTCCCTGTTTTAATATATACATAATTTTATTTTCATTATTCTTCCTTAATATAATATAAAAAATAAAAAACTTCAATACTATGTATCCTTTATTGCATATGCTTTTTTTCGATCAGTCTATATTCGCAATAATAATCTTCTAACATATCCTCTGTCATTGTTGACTTTTCAAACCATTTACATAGCCCCTCTTTAACTTTAATAATTCCTTCAAACACCTCTCCTCCCTCCTCTATATAAGCATGTAAATCATTTATTGATGCCAATTTATACTCTGAATCGATACTTCTAGCTTCTGATTCGCTACTTATTAAATTCCATAAGTACAAATCTTCATATTCATAGTTTACAATAAATATTTTAATTGGTTTGTTAATTGGATTGGCAATAGCAGTTATTTCCGATACAATGCTAGTATCCAAACTGATCACTCCTATATAATGATAATGAATTTAATCCACTTTAAGTGTACTTACAGTAAATATAGTCCACTTAAAGTATACTGTCAAGGAGCAATGTTATGTTTAATAGAAAAGAATTTGGACTTCGTATACGTGAACTAAGAATGATTCAAAATCTAAAGCAAGATGAGCTAGGCGAAGCTATTGGATTATCCAAACAAGCAATTAGTGCAATAGAAACTGGCTATCGCTCTACTTCAATAGAAGTATTACATTCACTTAGTGTTTTTTTTAATGTTTCTTCAGACTATTTACTAGGTATCGAAGCTACTAATGACAAATAAAAAGTTACACCAAATATTGTTAAAGACCATAATACACGGTCTTTAACAATATTTATGTTTTTTAAATATACTTGTCAGAGCTTATATTTATAAATGAGGTACTTACATATTCGCAAAAGTCTTCTCCTTCTTCAGTAGTTAATTCAACCCATTTAAATTCTCCTTCAAACACCCTCACAATTCCTTCAAATATGTATCCACAAGCCGCGGCATAGTCATGCAAATCATTAATTGAAGCTAATTGATAGTCTGGATCAATACTTTCTGCTTCTTTTGTGTTAGTTACAAGTTCCCACGTCCAAGCCCCAGTTTCTAATCTATAGTTAAAAGTACATTTAAATATATCAATTGGAATCTCATTCATTAATTACCTCTCCTTTTTTGACTATCCTAGAAGTTTATTGTTAATGTTTTTTATTTGATAATAATTTATTTACAGTAAAATCATATCATTTGTATTTAAAGAATTATGTCGAAGATTGTCATTTATAACCTATAAATAGAATAGGTATCCAATTTTTGTTTACATTAACAGCAAAATATACTATAATTTTAATTTAAGTAAAAAAAAGAAGACTATCTTAATTCGATAGTCTGTCTTGGGTAATTTTCAACTAAAACTGATTTTGCTCTTGAAACAGTAGTATATGAGCCGTCTTCAAAGTAAACCCTAATGTCGGTTTCACTCTCAACCACAGATTGAATTTTATTCATATTCACCACATTTACAGTATCTAATGAGCAAAATCTAAGATCCTCTAACAACACTCGATACCCTTCCAAAGTAGCGATCGGATGATACTTTCCGTATTTTGTGTGGAAAGTTAAAATTTTAACCTTTCCTTGATGAATAAATCCGATAAAAAAAATATCATCCAAATCTATTAGCTTATAGTCTGTACTGTCATAATTCCTATCAGCACAAATCGCCATGATTTTCATAGAATCAGCCATTTTTTCAATCATTTTTTAATCAACTCTGAAGGAACTTCTGGTGCTCCAATAAGTGCCTTGTAGGACACGGCGAATATCTTTGCTGTACTTTGAAGATATTTAGAAGTCCACTTTGCAATCCTTTTATTCATGGCTGACACCCCCTTTCAAGCACAGGAATTAACGTAATAGCCTGAGCAAACAACGAAAGGGAAATAACTGAATTATCTAGATAAAATCCAAAGCATATTATTAAAATTGAAGCTACTTTAAGAAATGGCAATGCAGATAGAGGAATATTATTTATCTCCTGACTTCTAGGTGCATAGAAGGCAACTAAGAAAAACGTAGCAGCATTTATATATATAGCATAAGTTTTGTCAATTGATATATGAGGTATTAGCGAGATAACTATAGTAGAGACACAGTAGCAAATAAACATATTTTTCGCATGACAACCCCCTGAAAGCAAACGGAGTACAGTAAAGGAAACCAAGGCAATTAACGTCTCAAGAAGCTTTCCTGTACTCGCTCCTATTATCAATGAACTAATTATTATCGTCAACCCATAGAACTGTATGATTAAAGAGTAAACTAATACGTCCACACTCACAGGTTCATTGGGAGATGCTGCGCTAATTTTCTTAGCTATTGTTTCAGCGACTTTTTCTACCATACGTCAGCTATATCCTTCCTGTTAGTCGCATAATAAAGCAAGCAAAGCATTATAATCAATCCCAGAATTAAAACATGCATCCAACTTAGATAATTGAATAATAAATAAGGAGTTAAAAAAAGAGTTGTTATACTTGCCAAGATTCCTAAATATATAATCAAATTAATACCTTTGATTTTTACTTTTATTTGTACGTCATCCGGTGGACATAAAATAAAAGAGAATCCAAGGTTTTTCCTATATAATAGCCAAGCAAACAGAAAACTAACAACTTGTGTTACAACCTGTATTAAATAAGTTCCAATATTGCTTGTACTTTGTACATCTAAATCTGTTACAACACCAACAAATAATAGGGAGTTGTAAATTATGAGCTGTATGACACTAAACGACAAATAGCCTATTGACGCTAGTAAAAATGAATCAAAAATCTTTATTTTAATAAAATACCTAAAAAATAACACATAAAGAATAAACTGAATACCTAGGTCAAGTTCAGACAAGTTCAACACCTTTCGAACAACAAATGATGACAAGGTTAATACTGCTCCAATAATTACAAACTCTCTTATAAACATTCTAATTGGGAAACGAAAGAAACGAAAAATAACCGCTAAAATTGCTATTACATCTATAAAACCAAAAGCTAAATAAAGTACGATATCCATTTTTTCTTCTCCATGCCTTATGTATTAGTAGTATTGGAATCGCTATTTCTATAACCGCTGTTGCCATATTTTAGATCATCACATTCTAATTATAGTGTTTTTATAGCTAATAACAAGTAAGAAAATGGCATATTAAAAATTGAATCATCTCCCTGTTACATTTCATCAATCGAACCAAATAATTAACCAAATAATTACATGTATTATTTTATATTTTAAATAATTTTAGGGGCGCTAATAACGCCCCCTCTCCTGATGAATTGCGTATTTTATTTAATTTTTGTTGATTACTTTGCTCTATACTCCATGATCTATCTCTCCTTTCCACTTTGTGCTTTTAATCTAGCTATTTGCTTTTTTATATGCGATAGTTCTTTTTTCAATTCTTTTTCACGGATAAGAAAATTTTTCATCTGATCATCTAATTCTAATATTACACTTGTATCTTCATACTTTCTAAAATTAATTCTGATTGGAAAGTGAATATTTTGCTCTTCGCGCCATAAAGCTATAGATGCAGTATTATCAATCATTAGATCCAATTCTGTTCTTTTGTTACCCTCGCACCATTCAATATAGTCATGTAGTTCTTCAACAAGCAAACCATTCAGCTTTGCAATGTAGTCTAAGGTCTTATTCCAATTTGAATTATTGGTAGTAATTTTTTTTATCCATTTTAAAGGACTGGTATTAGATTTGCTTATATTAAGGCTCTTATCTAACCAGATAAGATTACCTTCATATGTTCCACCATGTCCCCAAGATAATGGTATAAAATGATCCAGAGTAAGATTATTTATGCTTCCTGTTATTGGACATTCCCTCTTCATATGTAAATTATCATATTCCAGATTAGGTAATAAACGTTTAAATGAATTTCTAATTCTTGTAGATTCATTAACCTTATCTCTATTAGATTTCTTCCATCTCGTTTTACGTCCATTATCTGGGTATTTTTTATCCTCTAGAGCCTTGCAAACTTTGCAAATAGCTCTGTATCCTGTAGTGCTACTTTTTTTCTTACCGAAATTAGTTATGGGCTTTATTACTTTACACTTTGTGCATTCTTTATATAAAAGACCGTCAACTTCAACCATTTTACGTCTAGTGTTTTTCTTGCTGTCAATCATGTAGATTCACTACCATTCTTTTAGTAAAGATGTAAGATTTTTTTGACCTCTTCGTCATGTTCTTCTATAAAAAAGACAAATTATAACAAAGTATCTTTATTCATTTGCTATAATGTCATTTTTTATTCTTACTCATTTGTAATAAACCCTTCTACTCCTAACAAAATCTATCTTTTGTTTTATTTAATTAATCGAATGAAAATAAAATCATCATTTATTACATTTTTATATTTGCATTTAGTTTTCAAGTAAACAAATGATTACTCTCCTAAATTTATCTCATCCATCATCTAATTATATATTTGACTGAACTGGTGAATATAAATAGATAAAATAGTGATAACATGTTTTTCCCCCTACTAAAAGAAAAGACATGTTATCACTATTTTATCTTAATATGATATTCACTGAATTTATACTCACATTTTATTATGCTAAGGAGTAGAACAAACATCTTCGGGCGATATGTGAAAACTTATGTCTTCAATGTGGGTTGTACCAGATCGGTAGCCACGTTGATATTCATTATTAAAACCTATAATAATTTCTCTAAATTCTTTCTCAGTAGTTACATTAAAAAGTATTTTTGCCTTTTCGAAATATATTCTAGATTTACATCTTTGTAAGAATTCAATCTTAGAACGATACTCAGCATAAATGTAGGTATTAGGGAACCATTTCCCCTCTTCTGAGATCAAAATAGCAGAAAGATAGTATAACAATTTATCGATAGCAATCAATTTACTTTTAGGGTATTTTTTTAATGTACTTCTTTCTACTAACAGATGGGCATGAACACTAAACTTCCTTAAATCAAGCCTTGTATTTCTTATTTCATCTAATGAGCGTATATAAAATTTGAATACTGTGAAATCATAAGCCGTTACTTCATTAAAACGATTTTTCACAAAATATTCAGTCGTAAGCAGTCTAGTTAGATCGGCGTAAGATCTTTTTTCCAAATATATGAGAGATGTGTAAATAAAAAGCTCATGAATAAAAAATTTAAAATGATCAAACTGAATCTCATAACTTGAAGTTCCACTTGAAGGCTGAGTATATTCGTATAATTTTTCGAAGACAGTTATTATAGTTTCTATTTCTAACTCTCCAGAGTCAATACCTGCCTCTAAAAATTTAACATAATCATTTCTTAATGGGAGCATTTTATTAATATTATCAACTATTATATCATCTAAAGTATTTACATCCTCGATATTTTCTAATCTAAATTGCTCTAAATCTTCAAGAAATGAATCAATAAAGCTCTCAGATAATCGTTTTATTCTCTTTGGATTCCTATATGAAGCCTCTTCGATTTGTCTTAGAACACTTGTAGTTTTATAGTGTGGAATCTCGTCGGAAAAAAGCCATTCAGGAGCCTCACCTAATGCGGGTTTTTGATAAAGTGGTCGTTTGTAGACATTCCTGAGTAACCTTTCAAAGCCCTCTTCAAATCTATCTTCAAAGGATAAATCAATATGCAATCTTGTTCTCATATAAGTTGGAACATAATCCTCGCCATCATCATTTCTTTCGGAAACGATCGGAATAAATTTTTCTTGATTTACATCTGAATACACTTCTGGACTAATTATTTGTGTTTCTGTTCCTACACCACCTTTTCTGCTTTCTGCACGTTCTTTATAACCTTTATCACAAATAATTAATACCTTATCTGTTTCCTCTGCTTTTACCATACTTTCCATAAAAGCGTATATGTCCTGCCCTTCTTTCAAATCCCACTTATCAAGTTTTATATCCACTCCTGACTCTCTAAGTCGTGTAGCTAAAGAGACAACCCATTCTTCGTGCTCTGTAGAAGTCCAAGCATAAGAAATAAAAACTCTTGGATTAGCGATGGTCATAGACATATATTAGATCATATCCTCTCGCATTTATTAGAATAATTTTATCGTTATTATAATTGATCAGTAAAGAGAAACCTAAAGAAATACTAAAATGTCTCTTTTATGTCTAACTGATTTGATAAAACCGCTCTGTGATTCCCTCCTTTCCCAACAATATAATCACCATTTGGCAATTCTATTATATAAAGGTCGTAAGGCATTGAATCAGCGCATCCTTCACTTTTTTGAATTCCTGCATCAACAAAATAACATCCTTCATTTTCATACTTACTTATAATAAGATCGGATTCAAGCCATTTTTTCTGATTTATCATATTACACCTCATTTTTAGAGCATATATCATACTCGCTATTAAGTATTAAAGGTGACTTTAGAACTATTATTTCCGTTGGTTAATTAGTTCTATTTTCATCAGTTTTGTAGCTTTTCACCTTTTTGAATGGTAATATTTACTTGAACATTATGATACTGGGAGGGATTACATGTCAATACCTGTTACTATTGATTCAATTACCCAATCACTGAAAATACACTCCCATGTAGAATAAAGCACTTTTCCTGAACACCCCTATAGTGAAAAGACATCAAGCTCCAAGAGAAGTCAAGATGATCTTGAACTAATTAAACTAAAAGATAAAAGAGCTGAAACCCTTCGTATAGTAATCAGTTCTTAAAAATTTATTGCAATACTACAAAAAGACTATAAATCAATCCTTGAGATGAATTGTCTTCTAGTCTTTTCTTTCATTTTTGTATGGTTGCTTTTTTCCATAATATATTACGCTTTCAAAATAGTTATTAAAACAAATCTAATCGAGGGTAAATATTCATGAACTTCAAACATCCAGAATTATATTTAAGTATTATAAGCTTTTTTTCTATAATATGTGGAATTATTCTTATAATTTATTCAGTAGCAACTGCTTTAGATATTTGGATTCCCAATACACCACAGGCTATAGTTTTAATCTTATTTATTGTAATGACTTTAACAAGAATCACCAATATGACAACAGAAAAAAGACTATTCCGATTATCCATTTTAGTCTTGTACTTTACTATAGTTGGTTTCTTTTTTAGCTTAAGTATTATCGCTACTATTTCAATGATACTGCGCGTAGATCTAAATAACAATTCTATACTAATCTTAAGCACTATTTTAATTGTCTTATTATATTTTAGTGCAATATTGTTAGGTCAAAGAAATAAGAGTATCAGTTTATTCTTAGAAGATACAAAAGTTGCTTTATTTATATCCAATTCTATCATTTTAATATTATACGAAATATCGAGTTTGCATAGCACAGGCTGGAATGTACATTCAATTTTCTTTCCTAATTTCTTCGGAAGTTTAGTAGCCATGTCTTATTTAGAATACAAGCTTGTAGCAAAAAATAAGCACAAGGATCAAAACCCTGAGTCAACGGAGTAAAACTGTTGACTCAGGAAGTAAGTTTAATACCACCTTAAATCTCTTTCCCTACTGTAATGGATTCAGACTTTTCTACATAAATCAAATCATATTCAATATTATTCGGATCAAAGTAAGCAACTATCATATCCCCAATCTTAATTGCTTCACCTTGTTTTACATTCTCCTCTAAGAAAAAGATATTGCTCTCATCATTTATTCCTACACCATAATATTGATTATTATCAATTTGTGTTATCTCATAGGTGAACGTTGAATACTGATTCTGAGCTGAAACATTTTGTGGATTATACTGATTGCATTATCTTCAGGAAGTGGGATTGTTGTCGGGTCTATTGGCTCTGTGATGATGGCTTCCTTTAAGCGTACCATTTTGGACGACATCGGTCTTGAGAAATTACCTGATGAACCTGAGAAGTGCTATCAGTTAATTAGCGAGAAATGTCACTATGTCCAGAGTTGGACGAAGCTAGATAGCTACAATATTTCTATCTTTCTTTTTGGGATGCTATTTCTTTTAGCTGGCATTGTAGTGGAATTTATTGAGGCAGCAAGTCGACGTTTAGTCACTATCGATGTACTCCCCTTTACCTGGATTCCTCTGTTACTAGCAGCAATTTTCATCACAATTTCTGTCGGGCTTATACTCTCACGTTTTTCTTTATTGATCCGCTTGTCAAAAGGTCGAACAAATATGAGGAGGTCTTCCTTGATGGATATGGAGAAAAACACAAATAAGAAGAAAAAAATGTCTTTACCATTGTATTTTTGGCTATTTATGATCATTCCTGTTATGGTGAGCATGTTTCCGTTCCTTGTAATAACATTTGGCACAACACCAGTTATTTCCGTGCTCGTGATTTACACAATTGCGGTTATTGCTTATACGATTTGGACAGTAACAAAACAGAAGCGACTCAACCGTTGAACGAAAAAAGATGGCCCGTCGAAAGGTCATCTTTTTTCACTAGGATAATTCCTGTAATAGATCTTGATTCTCTCCCACTTGTAATAAAGCACCTAGATATGCTTCTTCGATAGGCCAAATACCGAGACGATTGTTCATCATGTGAATATAATGAAAAAGTAAGTGGATTTTTGTCAGACGAATCTTTTGGCAGTTCCTAATATCCTCGAATGCCTTTTTCACTGTTTGACCGTACTCTTCGATTAGGTTCAGAACAAAAGGATTTTGTTCATACTCCATTATTTTCTCCTCGATCGTTTCTCTTCTTCTCATCGCAGCTTGAGAAAAGCTCATTTTATAAAATTCCCCTTCAGGAGATTCTGCCCCACTCCATTTATGTAGTATTTGCTCCCAAAGCTCTTTTCTTTCTTTTGGAGGTAGCATGGCTTGTTGAACCATTTTTCTCAT